ATGCTTTGAACGCCTTTTAATTCTACCTTAGCTCCATTTGGAAAATGGTAGGTGCGGTCTTGTAGTTTAACTTTCTTGAATACTGGTTTAGTCATATATTTTCCTCTTAAAAGATGGTGGCCAAGGTGGGACTCGAACCCACAAGCCCATTACGGGCGGCAGATTTTATGATGTACACTTTTTTCAAAATGTACAGGGAAAAGTCTGCTGCGTATACCAATTCCGCCACTTGGCCATATTATTATTTATCTATCCTATTCTGCCATGTCTCCGTGGTGGTCAACTTTGGATATCTCTTGCTTATCCATATATCTCTTTATTTCTTCAAAAGAAATCGGCCTGTAAGGGGCATAACCTAGTACGAATGGAGCATCTACCCCAACATCAACAGATTTGCCCATAGGAGGCAGCGAGCCGTGGCTATGGCCGTGTAGCTGCCAAGACCCATGATGGCTCTTGTTCCACACTCGCATCCCGTAATGAAGAAGTACGAGCTTCTGGCGGTCAACCGTCAGTTCTTTGTAATATTGTATAGAAGCGAACACCTTATCTGATATAAGGCGTTGTATGTTATTTTCGATAACCTTATCGTGGTTACCAAGTATTAGATGCTTAATCCCATTTAGAGAATTCATATATCTAACAAGCTCTTCATATTTCATAAAAGCAACATCACCCAGCATCCAAACAATATCATATTGCTGAACTACTGAGTTCCAATTATCTCTAAGAGTCCTATTCATTTCTTCAACATCAGTAAACGGTCTTTTCGAGTATCTTATTATATTTGCGTGACCTATATGATTGTCACTAGTAAACCATAGATTCATTTATTTCTTATCTCCATAATATTCATCACATTCCTTTTTTTGTATACATGCCGCATTTTTAACCATCATGGAATCCCATAAACTTGGGTAAATCATAGAAGACCCGCATTTGGGGCAAATTCCTGCTGATAGTACACTAAATTCTACGATGATTCTGGCCGGTGGCGGTGGCGGTGGGGCTGGTATATCTTTGTTCATATATTTTCTCTATCTGGTCCTTCCGGTGGGACTCGAACCCACACACAGTATTTTAGAGACACCTGCTCTAACCAATTGAGCTACGGAAGGTTCATTTATATAGGTATGTTAGCATATGTATAATTTCTTGTCAACAAAAGAAAAAGGGGCGTTTAAGCCCCTTTTCTTGAATTAGGTATTACTACCATTATTCGTCTTTTGCCGGATTTCCTTTGTTGTCAACCTTGGTATTAACCTGTAGGTCTTTAGCCAACATTAGCGTCATGACATTCATCAAGTTTGCCATATCAGCCTGATTACCAGTTGGTACGCCAGCAGCGGATGCGCCACCACCCATGATTGTTACAGACTGTGGTACTGGACGAGTTGCCGAAGCAGCGGCCCATGTCTGGTGAATCTTGACAGCGGCCTCTAACTTAGTAGCCAAACCGTCGTCGGCCTTGATGCTCTTCTGCTTCTGATAAGCTTCGGCATCGGCTCTAACCTTGATAGCCTGAGCATCAAGATTTGCGACTCTGACCTTAATAGCAGCAGCGCGTTCGTCAATCTTAGCCTGTTCTTCGGCTCTGCTGGCTTCAATCAAAGCCAATGCCTTTGCGGTTTCAGCAGCAGTAGTCTTAGCAATCTGCTCTTTCAAGTTTTCCTGCTGTGCTTCGGCCTGAGCGCGTTCACCAGCAGCGATTACATACTGCTTCTGTTCTTCTTCCTGAATCTTCTTTTCACGGGCCTGTTGTCTGGCAGCGGAAGCTTCCTGAATTGATTGCAAACGCTTTCTGAACTGTGGGTTCGGTTCGAAGTCGGTCACGATGGCCGTTTCTACTGTGATGCCAAACTTCTCGAAAGTGTGGTGCAACTTCAAAGGCTGTCCGTTCTTATCCAAGATTTTGCTTACGCGGAAAATTACCTTGTATTCGTCCGCTTTAGCACCATAATCCTCTTGGTCTTTACGACGAGCAGAGTCGGCTGTAGCTCTCTGTTTAGAAGTTTCAAGGATTGGAACCTGAACTTCCTCACGCTGAACCTGATAGATACCAGTTCTCATTTGTTCATCGAAATCCGCAGCGAAAGTAGGGACGCCGCCGTTGAAGTAATCTTCGGCGCTCATTAACTGTGCTGTGGTTTTCATGGTTCTATCAATAGCCGGAATCAATTCCGTGTGTAGCAAGTTTTCAGGAGTGCGGTATTCCTGTGCCATCTTTAGGAAGGTAGCCGGGTCGTCTGAAATTCTGAAACGAACAGAAGTTTCCAACTTACCGTCAACCTTGTCTAACATGGTTACATTAAGACCTTCTCTCTTGAAAGAGCCATCATCTGAGGTCTGTGTGTTTGATGTAATGACCGATGCGGCCTTTTTCCACGGGGTATAAGTACCAAACAAATGCATTTTCCAGCCAACGGTCGTTGATACCGATTCGTGACCTAAAATGTTTCTGATATGGTAATTGTAGCCGGGGTCTGCATAGAACCAAACATTGCTGATGAATGTGACAGCGATGGCAAGGCCACCAACTCCCAAACTCAAAGCTTTAACCAAACCTTTAGTCCTACCGTAACGAGTTTCGTCCATTCCTTGGGAGAATTTATACCCAACGAATGTGGCTAAACTCAACAAAACTAACATAAAAATAGCGCCCATATATTTTCTCCTATGCTGGGATTGTGAATTGTACAGATAACATTTCCAAAAGTCAACACTTGTTATCTTTTTATTTTTCTTCTTGCCATATCCAATTTTAACTTAGAAACTTTTGAAGTAAATACTACACCATGTAAGTGTTCGTATTCATGTAAGAATGCTCTAGCCCATATTCCTTCAAACTCTACGATATGTTCTTTACCATTTAAATCGAAGAATTTTCCTTTGACATTATAAGGTCTTGGTATTTTCAAAAACAATCCCGGAAAACTTAAACATCCTTCCATGATGGTTTCTGTTCTGTCCGATATTGAAAGAATTTCTGGATTGATACACACCCAATATCCGAAAGTTTTTTGTCCAATTACGAACATATTCAAATCTAAATTTACCTGTGGTGCGGCGAGACCTATACCCTGATTCTGAATCATAACTGCCAGCATGTTCAATGCCGTATCAGTCAAGTCTTCCGCCTTTCCAGTATAAGGAGGTATTTCTTTTTTCAATACATCATCATATTGGTCAACTAAGGTTAATGTATCAAATATTTTCCCATGTAATTTTTGTCTCAATTCACCGGGAGTGAAGGTTGTATGAAAAGTTGTTCTATAATGGTCAATAATAGCAGGAGCTATATCAGCCATACTCAAATTCCCCAATTGGTCGGAATTAATATCCAAGCCTACTCTGGTTAGCGTTTCATCCATTCTAATGTCTCCATTATGTTCTTATGGTCTTTCAAATCTGCCAAATTATATACAGGAACCTTATGAGCTATAGCAATTCTTATGGCCTGTCCTGTTCCTCCGGTATCTATAGTAGTCTGATGTTTAGCACCATCAGGAGTCCAACATATAACAAAATCTACCGGGGAGTCCAATGTCTTATCTAACACTTGATATGTATTTCTAGCCATCAGGCGTTTAGCTATGGAGGAAAGTCTATTCCAAACAGGATGATGTTTCTTTGCTATATCATATGCGTAATCGTCTATTTCGGAAATGTACGCTTCGCCGTCACCAGATTTATTTTGAAATTCATCGTGAGGCAAAAATATGGTCATATATTCTCTAAGAGGCTTATTGTGTTCTGAACAATAAGCCTTACATCCCTTTTCGAAGGCCGAGTCCGCTCCTGCGGCACCCCCACTTAAAAGACGATAAGATTTTTTGGCAGCATAGTATCCAAACTCTTCCATTATCTCTAATATGAGAGAAGGAGTCTGCCTCGAACCTATTCCGCAATATTTCTTCATTATAGTAATGGTAGATTTCCCGTTATGGGTTCTAGTTGGTCGGGGTATGCCGGTCCCACAGCAACAGCCGTATAGGTAGGAACTCCGTGGAATTCGGTATTACCCTTGTCTTGAATCAAGGCACAAAGCAAATTGCTGTCCTTGGCCTTCTGATAAAGGTCCAAAAGTTCTTGCTCAGAATTGACATATACAACTATTTTGGTGAAAGCTCCGTTAAGCCATTCATCTAAGGCTTTATGGTCTTTATATTTCAATACTTTAATTGGATAATATATAGACGAGTCTTCCCCATCATCGTATGGAATTTCATTATTTTCCATCAAATCTAGTATGACCTTCATGGAGGCGTGGCTTGCTTGGGCAGCAATTTTACCCTTCCTCATATTAAGGTCTTTTCTTATAATTATAATCTGTTTAGGCAACATAAAAATATCTCCATCCTTGATTATATGATATTTGCAATTTTTAATCAAGTGTCGTACAATAAATAATAAATACAAGATTAATGGAGATTAATTATGAAAATTGGTGAAATCTTAAAGTCCACTTTATCCGAAGCTTTCGATGATTTAGAAGTAGATATTGATGATTTGGGGGTAGATGATGGTTCTCCAATTGAACCTGTATTAAAGCCTATTGGTGGGGAAAATTCAGCCACCGCCGATGAATTAACTCCTATTCAGAAAATTATATTGGCCAAAATAGCTAAAGGTACCTTAACCATTGATAGCGCAACGGATAAGCAGTTGGTTGTCATGGATGAATTAATGGATGTTGGTTTACTTGACGCTCAGTACGAAATCACCCCAGAAGGGTCTACTGCCGCTGATATGGTTATCAACAAGAATACCCAAGACCAGATAGTTGCCCAGAAGATTGCCCAAAAGAACGGTGCTGATAAATTCGTCAAAGATAGACGAGTAAGAGACGCTTATAAGGGCGAATTAGATGACGAAGTTGCTGGCGACGATGAGGGTGTATCTGCGCGTGACCGCGTTGGTTTTGACCCTGAATTCTATACTGGCGACAGAAGTTAATTTCCGCTAACTACTCTAGAGAATCCTTTATCTAGTTCTATTTCGATTTTATCATCGAACATAGTAGCTATTTCGTCTCTATGACTGATTACCAACATTGACAGTTTGTTGTCCGAAGCTATCTGTTTAATCATCTTACAAGCTAACTGTACTCCGACATTACTCAATCCACGGTCTAAGCATTCGTCTAATACACATAGATTTATGATGCCGTGTCTTGCCTGTAGAACATCTCTGAAGCTGAACATCAACGCAAGATTCAATCTAGCTTTCTGTCCAGACGATAGCAGCTTATAACCGATTGGCGTCTTAAACTGGGTAATCTTTACAGTCATATCTTGCTGGAATTCTACCTTATGAGGTAAGCCAGTTTTGTTAAGGTAATATTTCAATTTGGAATTTAACAAAGGTAGTCCCTTGTTCAATAACGCCTTTCTTATGAAACTGTCTTTCTTAGTAAGCAGCTTGACCAAGAATTCTTTATGGAATATGGAGTCTTCCAAATCTGCCAACATTTGACTTCTATCTTCACCAAGCTCAAGCTCGGCTTTATCCAAATCTTCAAGCATCGAATCGAACGGGTTGACAGATTCAATCGCTTTCTTTAGAGCTTCTTTGTAAGTCTTGACCTTCTGTTGCGAGACCGCAAGTTCCGATTCTGATTTAAACTTGAGTTTCTTGGCAATAGCTTCGATATCTGTTTTAACGGAACTGACTTTATCTTTAGCTTCGGTTAATTGCTCACTAGCCGTAGATATTTTGAATTCCAAATCATCAACGAACATATCATATAATCCGTTGACATGAGGATTTTTAGTTTCAGTCAATAGTCTTAGTTTACTGGTAAGTTTATCCTTAGATGCCTCGTAGTCAAAAATTTGTTTCAAGGTTTTGAAGGTGCTGGTTGCCTCTACCTCGGCCTTTGCTTTGGTATATTTTTTGGAATTCTTATCCAATGTAGCAAGCCCGGTTTCTATATCAGCCAACTCCGTTTCTATTTCAGAAAGTCTTGAGTTAGTGTGTTGTAATTTCTCTGCTGCATCTTTGAACTGTTGCGAACAGAACGGGCACTTGTTGTCTTGAAGTGAAGTCTGGTCCTTCAGATATTTGGCTTGTTCCTTTTGAATTGTAGATTTTTTAGTCTCTAGAACGCTCTTTTCGGTTTGGATTTCTTTGAGTTTGACCGAGATATCTTCCAGTAGACTGATGTTTTCTTTTTCTACCTCAACATCAACCTCTGGTATGGCTTCTATTTGTTCTCTTACGCTCTTAATTTCTTTTAGATTGTTGGCTTCCCACTCTACTGCCTTTGTTTTGAGTAAGGTGTTTTGTTTTATAGAAGTGTCAAGCTCTTTAACAGCAGCTTCAGCATTTGCTAAATCTGTAGAAGATGCAGCTAACCAAACGAAAAGTTCCTCTTGTTCATTAAAGTCTATACCAGCTAATGCCTCAAGTTGTGTTTCTATAGTTTGGATTTCAGTCTGCTTTTCAGTCTCCCAATTATCCCTTTTGGTTATGAGGTTTTGTTTTTGAACCAAGAAAGCATTCTTAGCCTTTTTGGTCTGTTCGTTCAATTCCAAATAATGGTCAAAGTCCTTTTTATTGTTGGTTATTTCTTTCTTGAGTAATTCTGCTTTAAGACTCAATTCCGTGAAGCCGAAAAGTTCTTCTATAACCTCTCGTTGGTCGCCTAATTCCATGTTCAAGAACGGTTCGTAGTTAGCGTCGAATACTACTATTCTAACGAAGATTTCAAATGGAATGCCTATGATTCTGGAGATTTCCTCATTGATATTCGAAACTCCGGCTGGGGTTATATCATCGTCTTCGGTAAATTTGGTATCGGAAGTTCGCTTGAACAGCTTAACTCCATCTCCACCCTTAGCCTTGTTCTTCCTGTAGCGTTCCACTTTGTAATACGCATCTTTCTTTTGGAAGATGATGTAGACTTCTAGATTCTCTTCATTTATGTTGTTTATGACTTCAGTTTTTGATATTCCGGAAATGGTCTTATCGTACAACACATAACATAGAGCGTTCAAGATACTGGACTTACCTGCTCCGTTGCCGTCAACTTGCCCATCAACTGCGGAATCCAAGTTTCTTCCTATAATCAGCTTGGGCTTACCGAAGTCCAAACTAATCTTAGTCATGTTGTTTCCATACGACTGGAAGTTTCTAAACCCGAGTTCCAATGCCTTAAACATCGCCTAAATCCTTATATACTTTAATCAATTTCTGGTTATCTATCTTAGGTTCTTTGATACGCCCTAGCAATTCTACCACAATGTTGGTAGTAGTTTCCAGTTCCATTCCTTCCAAATCCATATCCGTGTCAGTCAACGCTTCATCGGTTGACATTTCCTCAAAGGTCAATTCTCTAAGCCCATATTTTTTCATGAGAGTATCACGAAGTTCGTTACTATCTTCTAGAGTCAAGTCTATGTCGGCTAGGCATCTTACCCTTGCGTTCTTCTTAAGGTGGGTGTCCGGGTCTTCTATAATCTCGCTTAAGTTGGCTTTAACATAAGTAGGCATACCGAAGTCTGCTCCCCAGTTATAGAATGATGATGCGTCATCGTCGTAAGAATATAAAAAGGCTCCGCGTTCAGCGTCATTAGCATCGCTGAAGTCTGCCGGAAATGCGTTGCCGATGTAACAGACATTATCCTTACATTGGCGCTTATGGAAGTGTCCAGAGAATATATGCTTTACGGCTTTGTATGGCTTGTGGTCCGGACCATGTTCCAACACTCTAGTATCACCAGTTATAACGAATCCGGAGAACTCGAAATGTCCCCACCATATCGGCATGTTCGTGTATTGTAACAGTTCTGGATACTCTTCCGGCATCAAATACGGACTAACCAAAGCTCCCTTATCTCCCAACATAGGGAATATCTTCGGGGAATCATAAACTAGAGTTATGTTTTCAAACGGAGCGAATATTTCAGTAGTGTATACATCTCTCTTATCACGGTAATACATATCGTGGTTACCGACGCACATGATTACCGGAATCCCAAGCTGGTTTAATAGTTCCGCTCCCATATGAGAGTATTTGAGAGTTAAGCCATTGATAGCAGCGCGATGTTCGTGCCAGTCCCCCAAGAACATTATATGGTCTACCTTTTTCTTTTTTGCCAACTCACAGAACCATTTAATGAAATTGATACAATCTTGGTTATGAGTTTCACTATTGTTCTTTCGTCCAAAGTGTATGTCAGTAAAAACTAAAGCTTTCTTTAGTTTGACCGATTCATCTAGTTTTGACATATGTTACTCTTCCGGGTTAAGTTCGTCCGGGATATTTTCCGAATCTACTACTGGGTCTACGACTATTGGTTCCGATTTCTTAGCTTTTATGGAAGGAGTCGCATTGACCTCTTCGGTAACATCTCTGGGTTCTGGATTGAATGGATTGAATACACCAGAATTACCATAATCTAGTTCGTCCGAGGTTGTGCCTCTGGAATGCTCATCGTCGTATCTTTCGGTGAAGCCATAGGACGGGTTATCTCCTTGCTCCATCAGCAATCTGTCTCTTATATCGCGTTCATCGCGTTCGATATTTAGGTACTGGTAGAATGCGTGTTTTATGGTTTGGGTATAATAAGCAAAGGGATTTTTACTTTTTTGAGGATTGAAAGATTTCCAAGATTTACATAAGGTCATTAGAGCGAAGGCTTGCATATCTTCATTGTAGGTATAATTAACATATGTTCCTTTCTGGGCATACTTGGCACATAATAACATGAACATTTTTGCCAATTCGTTAGTCATCTTCCCCTGTGCTAAACTTTTTTCTACTTCTGCTAAGAGCGATTTATTGTTTAAATAATTCTTCTTTGGTTTTTCCGCAACATCTTTTGTCATGATTTAAATACCCTTTATAGTTATAATTATCAGTATTTGTAGATATATTAGCACATTAAGAACTTTATGTCAAATTAATTGTTGTTTTTTTGCAACAATTTTCAATTCGATTATTTTCGATAAATATTATAGCAGTTTAATAGGTAAATTATAAATGGCCGCTAAGACCCCAGAAGAACAACAAGCACAAGAAGCTTTTGCTAGCCTTATCAAATCTTTAAAAGAAACAGAAATTTCTATGAAGGATTATAGAAAGGAAGTAGAAAAGACATATCCAGCGTTTAAAAACCTAACTACAATCCTAAAAGGTGCATCAGGGTTGACTACCTTAATGGATGAGTTTAAAGATGAACTTAAAGACTTACAGGAAGACTTTGAACAAACTGCTGGAGAAAATAAAGAATTAGCTGATAGAATGAAAAAAGCATCTGACAGCGTTTCTCAATTTACAAGAATCAATCATAAAAATGTTGACAAACTAAAAAGTTTCAAAAAATCTATCGAAAGCGTCTCATCTGCTACCAAGGCTTTAAAATCCGTTCAAGATTTATCGGCAGAATCGTTAGAAGCATTATCTAAGAAAACTAAAGTACATAACGATATGTTAGCTCAAATGAAAGTTGAGGGAGCTTCCCTTAATGTTTCCATCTTGCAACAATTGAAGGAACAGCAAGACCTTAAAGAAAAGGAAATGAGAAGCATAGAAAAATTCAATAAACGAATTTCCGAAATCTCAGAAAAATTGAAAAATGGAAGTTTGTCTGAAGATGCTGAAAAATACAATAAAGAGTTGTTACAAGTATTGACTTCTAAGCGAGATGAAAAAAATAAATCAATCTCAGATATTAATAAAAAGTTAACACAACATCTTAATGCTATGCACGAAAATACAGCAATGCTTGGTGCAACCGCTAAAACTTTTGATAAGACTTTAAAATTCAATAAAGAGGCTATGGGCGAATTTCGTTCTGCTATAGTTCAAGTTGGCGAATCTTTAGCCAAAGTAGTAAAGGGCATAACACAAAATGCTATAGGAAATGCTAAATCCAGAGCGCAAACGACTCAATCTACAAGCATTCTTGAAGGGTTGATTACCGCAGGTAAGGGCGGTGTATCTCAAGGACAATTGTTTGATTATTACAATGCTAGTAAAGGTAATTTAACATATGCAGCCGGAAATCAAGATACTAAAGAGTTTGCAAAAGGTCGCTTTGATAAATTTGAAAGCGCAACAGAAAACTTGGGATTAGTTGGGGAAGAAGCCATTGCCTATTTACAACAAATGGATTCTAGAGCAGTAGAAGGCGGTTATGCTTCTAAATTAGATTCTGCCACTACCTTCGAGTTAAACAATTTTAGAAAATTAAAAGACACTTTAAGTTTGACTATGGAAGATACTATAGACTTATATGCAGAATTAGCAAAAAATCAAGAACTTCTATTAAAGGCTACTGACCCAAAAACTGGAAAAGTCAATCAAGCGTTGCTAATGCGTCATGTAAGAACTCTTGCGATGGAAAATAAGCTAAGAGGCATAACAAATGATAAACTTAAAGAAACTATAAAACAACAGTTACAGACTCAGACCAATAATCGTTATTCTAATAATATCGGAGATGTTTACAGAAAAGCTATAGGGCAAAGATTATTAGCCCAACAATCCGGGGTTCAACTTAGTGAAAAAGAATTTCAGTTATTAATAAAAGCAGAAAGTGGTGGTGCATCCGCTGATGAAATGTCAACCGTATCCGACATTAAAAAGCGCATTGCTAGAGGCGGGCAGAAATCTATTTTGAAAGCTTCTCAAACTGGTGATTTGGGAACGAGAGAGGTGGGATTAAGATTTGCTCAAATTGGGGGTATTAGTCCTGAAGAAATGGAAGGTTCCATAGCCCAAGACCGCGTACAAGCTAACAGAGGTATGGCTGGTTACGAACATATAAAAAACAAAAAAGGCGAATATATTTTAGGTTACGATAAAGAAGGTAAAGAAATTCCATTTACGGAAGACCAAAAGGCTATATTATCACAAAATCAAATCGCATTAGATGCGTTTACTCCTGCTATAGATGATTCCACTAAAGCTTTGATATTTCTAAAAGAAGCAGCCGATGGCGTTAGCAAATCTGTATTTGGTGGGGTAGGCTCCGGAATTGCTGGGTTGTTTCAGGGTGCAACAAACGCCCTAGGAACAGGAGCAGCATTACATTTAGCAACAGGAGGTAAATCAACTTCTATGTTATCTAAGGCTCTGGGTATAGGGGGAGCAGCAACAGCCGGTTCAGCAACGGCTAGTGCTGTGGCCGGAGGCGCTGCCATAAGAGGAAGTGGTATGATTTTAGGTGGTAAGGCGGTTCCATTACCGGGAGCAGCACCTATGGGTACTATGGCTAAATTAGCGCGAGGCGGTCCTATAGTTGCTAGTGCGCTAGCAGTTGGTCAACAATTAACTACTTCTTTTGAAGAAATGGAGCAAAATGTTGGAATCACAATTGGTGATAGCGCAAAGAAAGCTGCTGGAGTGTATTCAGCAAACTTCTTTAAAAATGTCGGTGATAATATGACATTAGGATATGCAGATAATATAGGAAAAGCTTTAGGCGGCATTGCTTACAATTTATTGGATGAGGAAGATGCGGATAATCTCACAGCTTTGAGTGATGTGTGGAATGAGTTAGTTCCGGTATTCATGGAAATTAAAGATAATACAAAGACTAGCGCAGAGAAAGCCGCAGAAGATTTGAAAAGACAAAAAGACAAGAACGCCAAAGACGAAGCTAAGGCGGCGGCAGATAAAAAGAAAGAAGAGCGTCAAACTGCATTAGATATGGCTATAGCATCTTCAGCACAAAACTTAAGAAATTCTGGATTCGGCCCAAGAGGTATGTAATGTTCTATTATTTAAAGCATTGCAATAATTTGGCTATAAATAGTTAAATAGGAAAAACTGTATGTCGAAGTTAGCTAAGTTTTACAAGATAGTAACCCCAAAGAGCGCCGCTGCCGATGTTAGAGATAACATTGACATTACCGGCATGGGAGGCGGTGCCTACGGTAATTATACTTGGTATCATCGTTTAGTACAGGGTTCCCCCGCTCGTTTGACCAGATATCGTGAATACGACATTATGGATAACGATGTTGAAGTGGCCAGAGCTTTGGATATTATAGCCGAAGAAATGACCGGAAATAACCCTAAATCTAACCTTCCACTAGAACTTCACATAACAGACACCAATGTACCTGCTCATATAGTCGCCACTTTAAAGGCGGCTTTGAATACATGGTGTAAATTACAAAACTGGGATAAACGCCTTTATGGTGTTGCCAGAACTACCATCAAATACGGAAATTGCTTTTTCTTAAGAGGAAAAGGTAATAATAAAGGGAAGAAGTGGAAATATGTAAATCCTAAAGCCGTGGTCGCAGCAGTAACCTCCGAAGACGATATTACGGATGTTCGCGGCTGGCATATTAAGGTTGATACAAAGCGTATTAATGGTCTTAACCAAGGTTATTCTTTGGGTTACAATTCCAATGCTAATCCGGGGGATTATAATGTTGAACAGTTCCCGGCTGATGATGTTATTACTTTCGCTCTAGAAGATGAATTTAGCGAAGATGCTCCTTTCGGTAAGTCGGTATTAAGTGCTGTTTATAGAACCTTCAAACAGAAAGAATTGTTGGAAGATTCGATAATAATTTACAGAATAGTAAGAGCGCCAGAAAAAAGAGTATTCTATATTGATACTGGTAAGATGCCTCCGCACCAAGTCGCCACTCACTTAGAACAAATCAAAAACGAAATTAAACAAAAGAAGATTCCTACCTTCCAAGGCGGTCAATCTCAAGTTGAATCCGTCTATAATCCTCAGTCTATGTCAGAAGATTTCTTCTTCTCCAAGAGAGCAGACGGTTCCGGGTCTTCGGTAGAAACCTTACCGGGCGGTCAAAACTTAGGCGAATTAACTGATTTGAACTACTTCTACAGCAAATTGTGGAGGGGGTTAAGAATTCCTGCTTCCTATATGGATAGTGAAAAGGAAGGTTCTTATAACGATGGTAAGGTCGGAGTCGCTTATATCCAAGAAATCAAATTCTCTCAATATGCTGAACGCTTACAGAAAGACCTAGAAATTACTTTGGATAAGGAATTCAAGAGATTCTTATACGAGACTGGCATCAGTATTGACCCAACTTGCTATAACATTCTATTACCCGCTCCTTCTAACTGGTCCAAGTCCAAGCAGCAAGACATTGATGCTAACTTGCTTAATAACTTCAATACCGCCGTTGGTAATGAATTCTTATCAAGAAGATTCGTTCTTGAACGCTATTTACAATTGAGTAAGGAAGAAATTGCCACAAACGAAAGAATGAGAGCCGAAGAATTAGGATTACCATTTGAAGGTGGTATGAATAATTTAGGAAAGATTTATTATCCTGAAGTGGCCGAGGCCGGTGGTTTTGATGGCGCTGCCAGCGGTGGCGGCGGTACTAGTGGTGGCGGAGGTGGCGGAATTCCATTAGGCCCAGATACAGAATTAGATGATATTGAAGGCGAAATGGGCGGTGATGAAACCGATTTAGGCGGTGAAGATACTGGCGAAGAAGCTGGTGGAGATAATGAGGCTCCAGATTTAGAAGCTCCTGAAAAGGGACTTCCTCAAGAAAAGCCACCTAAATAAGCTATAATTTATTTACTAACTTATTATCAACTCATAAATATAAAGACATTGAGGATATTTACAATGAAAAATGAAATCTTTAACATGATTACTGCTATTTTAGCAAAAGACAAACCAAAGGCTGTCGAACTTTCTAAGACTATTTTTAACGCCAAATCCAAAAAGATTATGGAAGGTGAAGTAGAAGAAGTCGAACCTGAAGTTGAAACTACAGAAACCGCTTCTACCGAAGAAAAGGTTTAATAATGAAGTTAGCCGACCTTTTTGGTAAAGGAACTGCTACCACCGTTGATGGTGGTAAACCTTTATCTAATGTATTTACAGATAAAAATGTAAATAAGAAAAAGAAGAAAATGCATAAAATTGCTAAAGGCGTTTATGGTATTGGTCCCGGTTGTGGTGCAAATTGCAGCGGAGATTCTTTAGAAGGGGTTGGCGGTGATGCTGGCGGCGGAGACGGTGGCGGAGGCGGCGGTGAGTAAGAAAACTTTTAAATCCTATTTGACCGAAAATACTCGCAAGTTCTATTACTTGGGGTGGAAACCTGTTGACGATAAAGACGAAGAAAAATCGGACTTTAAAAGAGACGAGGTTAAGAAAGCCTACGATAAAGAAATAGAGAAAAATGATAAAGAAAAGGGTGATGGCTCAATAAATAAGAGTAAGCTCACCGATTATTTACGAATCGTTAATGCAGCCTCGGAGTAACCTATGGATAAGTTCACAATTTTAGACAAGTATATTGACGCGGTTGTTAATAAAGCCTCTCCAGAGACTTTACATGAAATCTTTAAAGAGTTCATAACTGTAAAATCCAAAGAAGTATTATATCCGGAAACTATTAATGAGTTCGTAGGAAACGATAGCCCAGTTAAGCTTAAAGCTAATGAGGTTTTCGTAAATAATAAAAAGGTCGGTATGTTAAAGAACGACCCTAATGATATGGAAGGTGGTATCAACTTTACCACAATTGATGGTAAGTATTCCAAAGAATTCGACTCCATCCAACACCTATATCGTTTCTTAATCAAGAATTTCGCAAATTCCAAGACTCAACAGAAAGAGTTAGTTGATGAATCCGTTGATGAAAAGGATTGCGAAGATTGTAAATTAGATACATTAGAAAAAACAGGTTACGAAAAAGCAACTAAAAAGTTAAAAGATAAGAAAAAGGTTGAAAAATAATTTATGAGTACAGAAGAAAGAAAAGCTTTATTGGGTCAGTTTATTGACCGCGTGATTAACAAAGATGATAAGGGTTCAGCAGAACTCTTTTCTCAAGTTATACATCTCAAGGGTAAGGCTATGGTTAACCCACCAGAACAGGTTGTTGCTCCTACTACACCAGATACTACAGGCGAAACAAAATAATGAAGACACAATTTCTTGTTGAACAGCTTACTGCAAACGAAGGTAACATTGTTACCGAAGCCATCAAAGAAGGTAACGAAGTTTACCTAAAGGGTATTATCATGCAAGCTGGCATCAAGAACCGTAATGGTAGAGAATATCCTTTACATGAAATGGTCGCTGCTGTAAACGCTGCCACTCAACAGATTAAGGAACATGGTGGTATCTTCGGAGAATTGGACCACCCTCAGACTATTTCTATCAACATGGACAGAATTTCCCATGTTATCACCGAAATGAAAATGGATGGTAACAATGTATTTGGTGTTATCAGATTATTGAACACCCCAATGGGCCAGATTGCTAAGGAATTGGCTCGCTCTGGCGTTCGTTATGGTGTTTCCAGCCGTGCAACTGGTAATGTCAATGAAAGTGGCGTAGTTTCTAGTTTCCAGTTCTGCACCGTAGACTTGGTAGTTACCCCATCCGCTCCGGGCGCTATGCCTACTGCCGTATTCGAAGCTTTAGAGGCTTCCAAAACTGGTAGAAGCATTTTGACCTTAAGTGAGAGTTTGCAGCAGGATAAGGATGCTCAGAAATACTTCAAAGAGCAGATTTTGTCCTTCGTCAAAGAGCTTAACAGAAAAGCTTAATCGGTTGTGATGCTTCCCGGTAGAGTACGATATAGGTACTTACCGAAGATAGTATTGACACCAAACATCATCATCCCATTCTTTGTAACGCCGTCTGTGTAGTTCACAGACACATTAACTTTACACATCGTATAAACTACACCATCGTTATCCAATATGCGGACGGGCTTACCGGTATCGTTGTTCATTACCGGGAATCCTTCTTTGACGGTAACAGATTCGACAAAATGTAATGGGGTTTGTGATAATCCAGTTTTTCTAATGGCAAGCAATGCGTTGTCCGCGATATTTTGCTGGCCACAATTACTGTTATCTTGATTGGATACAATAGAGATAGTGATAAAGACAGCAGTTGAAATCGCAACTGCGACAGCAGCCATGATTGCTTCATGCTTTCTCTTTTGAAATTGTTCGGTGAAAAATTGTTTAATGTTCATACCGTAATAGTATCAAAAAAATTATAGGAAGTCAATAGGTCTTTAAACTCTCTGTAATCCTTCTTTCCACCATTCAGGTATGTTGTATTTCATTTGAGCATACAAGCCGTCAAATGCTCCATCCAAGATGTAGGTATATCCCCAATCTTCTTCGTTACGGACCACACGACCACCGCCTTGAATCACTCCAATCATGGCCTGTCTGTTATACCATTCTTTTGATAATTCCATTCTACGCTTAATCCAAGCGTCCCCTAGATATGGGTACGGAACCTTTACGAAAATAGCGAACCTACCAATATCTCCCTTAAGGTCTAAACCTTCGGTGATGCTTGGAGAAATCAATAAGGTAGGAATTTCTCCTTTGTTAGCCATGAATTCATCAATTACCTGTCCTCTATCTAAACCGGACTCAGGCAGATGATGAATGATTTGGTGCGGTACTACACCTTCAAGTTCTTTGACCAACCAATCGGCAACTTGGAAGCTTGCCGTGTGGATAATTCCGGACTGGTCAGCGTGAGATTCGCAAATTTCTTTAATACGAAGCAACATATCTTTTCTTGATTCGCGCTTATCGTCTTTATTCCATCCGTAACTCATTTTCATTTCAGGAATGTATATGACAGGGCGGTTCTCGATTTCGAATTCGGAATGTAATGAAATGAATGCGGCTTCATTTGGATTAATGCCTAAATCTCTACAGAATGCTTCTTTATTCAAGATGGTAGATGACATGAATAGGAATTTATCTGCTCTAGGCTTAACCATTCCGTGGAAAATCTTCTTACCATAGATTTCTTTGAATTTGAAGAATGTCTTTTCAGAAATAAGAACATATTCGTCTTCCAATACTGGAACTCCTTGACTCATGATGTTTTCGATTTCCATAATATGGTCGGATAGCTCTTTGAATTCCCTTACCATATTAACTTCAGCAGGGGATAACCCTCTCGGGTCCATACTGATTTCGTTTTCCAGTTCTTGTACTTGTTTGTGGATTTCGTTTACTTTCTTGGATGCGGCAGCATGATATGTCGTCTCCAAAAAGCCGTAGGCTTCCTTTAGAGATTTGGGTTGAAAGAACTTGATGCCGAATTTCTTACATCTGAATTCACTTATCGTCAATGTAGAAAATTCGACTAGGTGATGTTCCAAAGTATGGCATTCATCGAATACCATCAATTTTCTAGGTGGCATCTTCTTTGTATCCATAAACGAGAAATACAATAGAGCCAACTTGTAATTCATTACCATATTAGGCGAAGCCAACGCAAGATTCAAAGCTGATTTAGCTGGGCATTCAGCGCAAGGCGGTTTTAAATCGCTTCCGATATCACAATTGGTCTTCTTTCCTTCACAGGTGTAGTTGACCTTACCATAGATGGTACCGATGTATTTTTCATCAAATGAATCTTCGTATTGCTTTTGTAGGATTTTTTGTGGAGTTAAAACGAAAGAGTTACCCAACGATTGTGATAACCATCCACTAAGAGTAAGTGCTAATGGCGATTTACCACCACCTACTGGTATTTCACATAGGATATATCTAACATTTTCGGGTAATTGCTCAATCCATTTTAAAGTTTGGATTTGTGATTTTCTTGGTTTATATTGAGGCATTGGCCAAAAGTCCATAATGCCTTTCTTTTCCTTTGGAGAAGTCACTATGTCAAAGTTTGGTAATTCTTGGGAACTCATTATTTTTTCCATTCGTAATAGATGATTATACCACACAAATATCTGAAAAACAAGGGATTTGGGCAACTAGGAAGCTCTGCTTTCTGGTTGCCCTTCGAGTGAGGTACGAACGAGACATGCATTCCGTTTTTTCAAAATCCAATGTTCAAATTCTCACTTCGTTCGAATTTGAACACTAGATTGTTCTGTATTCCATTTGGTTTCAATTATATATTATCTCCCTCCCCCATTTTTTATTTCATGTGAAAAGAGAGAAATTGCCCAACCAAACTCAACGGATTTATCCCAGACCGCTCTAGGGATTGGCATATCAGCAAAAATGTTTCTAAAAACTCTTATGTTTTCTTCAAAATTCTTGGAAACTTTCTTGGTTATTTCTTGTAAGATAGGAATTGATATGCTCGGCTGTCTTTCCGCTTTCATCCAGAAAGCGTTCCGACTCAACAAATCATGAGGATGATTTGTAGGGTTTTAGTAAGTCCAAATCACAAATTCAGATTAATTCCGAAATCTATAGAATTTTGTGATTCCTTACACAGACCTTTAAGTGGGGAATGTTCCATGTGGAACATTTTAAACATTCGTACTCAAAACGCTTAACACTTATCCGACCTTGGTTAATAAACCTTAGTGCAGCCTGTTCAGAATTATTGTATTGTTACAAGTCCTTTTAATCTATCTTGTGGACATAATGTAACACTAACTGCCCATCATGTCAAGACTATATATCAGTCAATTTTTTGACTGTCGCGCCTCTAGTGATAGCTTTCTTGTTTGCACGGTCTGCTTTTATTTTTGGTGAGTTATAATTCTTGATTGCTTCGACCGCTTGAGCAATCAAGTTTTGTGGAACTTTCTTACCTTTTAATCTCTGGTAAAGAGCGACAACTTTTCTTCCTACATCAGTAAGATTACCGCTGTCATATAAATCATTTTGTTTTAAGGCTTGTTTAAAGGCATCATCATTTCTGCCGCCAACAGAACCGACAATTTCATTATACAAACGAATTGCTGTACCTTCTTGAGTTGCTTCTGAATCCATAGCTCTTAAAACATTATTCTTTTGTAGAGCAGCATCATGGGTAATTTTCTTGAACGCATAAAGAGCATCTTTACCCAAATTAGACATTAATCTTGGAGCAGATAAACTAGAAATGAATTCGCTGAATGAAGCGACCGCTGCGGGGTCTATTTTTGCGTTTTTAATCAAACCCATATTAATCAAAGCTTCTGGAGGTAATGACCCATCGTTTAAATAATCGTTAAGGGTCATGAGATATTCTCTTTTGGCCTTCTGCAAGTCTATCACTCTTTTCAACTTTGTCCAGCCTTCTGCGGAAAGTTCTTTTGCGCCATCAATGAAAGCTTTGTGTTGAGGTGAAAGAGATTGATACCATTCTTGATTTTCAGCATAGTTGGCATCTCTGAGTTCGCCTTTTTGTTGGGTTTTATCTAAAGCTGAGAATGGCTTGGCTTGCGTATCGTGAATTGGTCTAGCTAGGAAAGCTTTCAAACCACTTACTACTTCTGGGGAGGAAACTTTGAAAAGACCGTTTTCTTTTTTGGTAACATATCCCATATCAACCAAAGCATCTCTTACAGCTATACGATTAGATATATCAGCTTTACGAGCCTTCGCTTGTTCATTATCGGGATTGGCAGTAATGAAATTTGTCAAGTCTTTCAAACGCTTATCGTATTGGTCGAACTCATGTAACTGGCTTAATATTCCCAAAACAAACTTTTGGGTTACATTAGCATCAGTTTTATAATTTACATAGGTTTTAATGTCCGAAAAAAGTTCAGAAAAATCTACACGATTTTCTCTTAAGTAAACTAAAGCTTCGATAAGTGGTCTTTTCATTTTAAATTCTCTAGTTTAATATTTATTAGCCAAGGCCACTTCATACATAAGTTTGGCATCATTTATATCTTCGAACGGCTTTGGGATGTGTTTCATGGCCAATAACTCTTCTGAGTGTTCTTTCAACAGGGATATCCATTTGCCCTTCAATGAGTCGTTTTCAATCAAACTCTTTAGCATTTCGTGTTTGGTGAACTTTCCTCCGGCCACTCCTTCGAAGTTTCTATATTCGTACTTCTTCACTTTTTTACCCTTTTCAATAGCAGGATAAGTAAGTTTTGCGGCAGCAGATTTTAAGCTCATTGGAGATACTACTGTTATATTCGAGGATATTTCTAGAAGTTTATGTCTCAATAGAGTACCGAAGGTCACCAAATCTATTAGAGGACCAGCTTGAGAACTATAGCTATATCCTTCTATGAAAATCTTAGTATCCCCTTCTGGTAAAATGGCTTTGATATTAAAAACTATCGTATCAATCGTGTGTTGATACGCTACTAATTTTGCGATTTCGGAAGTGCTATAATTATCTTCAACAGTTCTTTCACTAAGGACAAAAATAGAAGCAACCTCGTCGGCCAGTTCGAACCATTTATTAAACTTGTGATTTTTGTTCCAGCATAAATGAGGTGAAGCAAATACCAAAACATTATCGTTTACTACGACGGCGGTACAAGTCAATGATGGGTCTATGGTAATTATGTTTGGCATAAATATATTTATACACATAAATTACAAGAGAATAATGAATATAATCAATTTAATAGAATCGTCCCGCCAATACTTGTATCATGGTACATCCCTGAACGCAATTATAAGCATTCTACACGACGATGTTCTAAAGCCTACCACCAAGCATGTCATCAATGGGAAGCCAGTATACGGCATCTCAACGACCCGCAACAAGCGATTTGCTGAGACTTGGGGCGAAGTGGTAATAGTTTTAGATACAGAAAGAATAGGCCATCATAATAAGATGGTTCCTGTTGACTTTAAACATAACAATCCTCACTATAACATAAATTATAGAGATAATTCAGAGGATTTTATTGTTGGTGAGATTGATAATGTAAAGTATAAAATCAAACAAATCATCTTAACCAAAAAGGTAAGACCTGAAGTAGCGTTTGAGATAGAATCGAAGATGGAGCGTTTAGGTATTCCAGTTAGTAAATTGGATTAGGCTTCTTAGATTCGATTTTTAATCTTTTGTTGATGAAGTCTGCCATAATTTCTCTTTCCATCGGAGTGGATTCCAATATCTGCTCATATTGGACTGAACCGCGCATGAAATAAGCCAGTTCTACCGCATTCAGCAATAGATTTTTAGCTTGCCCCTGCAAGTCATTAAATAACTTAGTTATTTTTTGCTTTTCTTTTGACTTGAGGGTAGAGTAAAAAAATAAAGCGGGTTTAGCACCGTTCGAATTTCAAGGTCTTGCTTGCAATCCTTACATTTAGTTTTATATACGGTATCTGTACCAAAAGAAGTAACTTCAACTATATGTTGTTCTAATTCTCCCTTAAGTTCCAACGGAAGAACAGCTAACCATTCCATAATCATACTTCTGTCTCTAACTCTGTCAACATTATCTATCAACATAGCGAAACTTTCATTTATTCTGTTTGCAGATTCTTCTGGAGTCAAAGCATCATCATTGTTTTGTGAAAATCCAACAAAGTCTTCAAATGTTACCGGTTTTAACTCTACACTCTGGCCGTTACTAAGAGAAACCATATAATTTTTAGTAGATTCAATATCCATGTTTTTAGTATTCTTGATGAAATAATCTAATGATATTGAATAATTTTGAGCTTTAATATCAATTTTCGCAAGGTCTTCTTCGGTAGTGGCTTTAGCCAATGCTAATTCAACACAATGTTGGCATTTGGTCTCTACTTCAACTATATTACCGTAAGTTACCTTTCTTAAGCATATTAACAAGAAATCAACATCTTTTGCTAATAATTTCTTAGGTTCTAAAACAGAAGGTATACAACGCTTGAATACTCGCTCGATGGCTTCTCCGGTAAATAACAAATCCGGACTTTTCATGATAACTTCATCTAAAGTTGTCATAGGTAGAACTTCTACTTCTCCCTCTGCTACTTCAGGGCTTAATTCGTTGTTTTTATAGAACAATCCTAAAGACGGCAATCTGAAATGTTGGCCGGGTATCTTGTTCATACGCTTCAACAGCGGATTTTCGCGTTTTTGGGTTTCGCCTTCGACTTGTGGAATAGGGTCTTTGTCTGTCATAATTTATGTCCTCTGGTCTATTTATCATATTGAAAAACAAGAGATTTTCGAGGTATTAAATGTGTATAAATATAAAGATAATAGGAATAATTAAATGGCAGTAGAAACCGGAACAATCGAGAAAGTAAAAGTATCTGCACCTAAACCGGCCACCCAAAGTGGAGGTGCAGGTAGTGGTAAAGCATCAGCAAAATCTAATTGGGTAGATGAGCCTATAAAAGAAAATGAAGAACTTTCCGGCATAGACAGAGTATTGGACAAAAGGACCAAAAATGGACCATTACTTACTATGGATAAGTTATTCACAACGGACGCGAATGGCCAGCAATCTCCAATATCATTCTCTAAAGAAATATTCTATAAAGTGACTTTATTTGGAGATTCTAAAGACGATGCTGTACAATTTGAAGTAAGCCCGGAAATAACAGAATCTAGACAAATTATTCTTAATGAAATTGCAGACATAATGCAGCCCGGAAGCTTTAATATTTGGATGGGGTCACCGAACAGAACATTTTCGTTGGAAGCAAAATTTGTTAGTAGAACTCAATTAGAAGCTGAACAAAATTTCAGATATCTGCAACTTCTTAAATCATGGACTCTTCCTCCTGACGGAACGCCAGATACAGATGTTGTTATTAATGGTCCGAAAGCTCTAAGATTGATAGGATACGGAGAACACTTCAAGTTTATTCCCGTGGTACTCCAGAGCATAAATCACTCATATCCGACTGATGTAGATTATATCAGTTGCAGTAGAGGACCGATGCCAATAATCATGTCGGTATCGTTGTCGCTGAAAGAAATTAGAGACTTTAACGAATTGCAAAGATTTAAAATAAAAGATTTTCGTGAAGGGAAATTGGTAGGTTGGTAATGTTCAAATTATATTCAGGAAAAAATTCGTTATTGAAAAGAGGCTCAAGATTGTTACAGGGTGGCGAGACTTCTATAGATGGTAACAAATTGGGTTGGTGGGAAAAGAAGTTTTTCCCAGATGACACCACCGATGGCACATTCATTATAACAAAAAACTACGAATATAAACCGGCATATTTGGCTGAAATAGTTTATGGTAGAAGCGATTTAGAATGGGTCATCTTGCAATATAACGGAATCGTTGATGTTGCGGAAGAATTTAAACAGGGTCTATTAATAAAATTACCATCACCCCAGAGGATATTTGCCGAATTTTTAAACACGCCTTTAAGAAACGCAAATAAATAATGTATGGAAATAGTTCAAACACCTAATCCGTTAGATGAATATACTAACATTGTAATCAAACATACATTGATAGCGTTTCAATATTCAGAAGACGCATGTAAATATAAACTCAAAGGTAATGAAGGCTTGCCGGGACAAGTGTTTTCCGCAGGATGCGGGAACGCTGTGGTCATTGTTAATGAACCGGAAACTTCCGAATTTGACATAATAAACTACAAAATAGTAACGGACTATTATGGCCCTACCGCTTTATCAACTTCTTTTCAAGGGGCAGAAATAACTGTAGCTTCTAGTAGATTTTTAAGCTTCATTGATTTTTTAAATGACAAGATTGCTCCAATACTAGGAGTATCCGTCTCGCATATGTCTTTCGTTTTAAGAACTCAATTCCATTGCTCTAGTGTCGGAGGCGAGTCTCAAATTATACAAGGCAACCCATTTATTTTCAATATCTATCACACCTCGCAAGTTTCCAATACTGATGTTGGTGATGTTACCGTATTGTACTGTTTGAGCCAAGCCACTACCTCGGCTCAATTAGATAATTTCTCTAAGTTATATCAAGTGACTCTAACCCACAAAGACGGAAACTTACACGGACAAGTGCCGAAACCTGATGCGGAACCCGGAAATCTTTTACAGTCTACTAGAGATGAAGACAAGCAAAAGCTTACCAAGCGTAAGGCTAGACAAGATAAAAGCAAGCCTATGAAAACTTTGAAAGATGTTTTCGATGCGCTAGAAGATGAATTGAATAAACAAAAACACACGCATAAAAGACAGTTACAAGAATGGCTCGGGTTCATAAGGGATGATTTCTCCAAAAAGATAGAAGTTCCTATAGCACAGAAGGAAATTCCAGTAGATTACAAAATAGACTTAGACCCGGCATTTCAGAATTACAAAATTGACAATAGAAATATGTATTTTGAACAACCTGAACTCAATCAAGACAAAGAAGGCATCAGAGCATATTCGATGGTATCTGGCGAAGATATAGGAACGGCAGTTGAACGCATCATGTTATTGTCAACTCAAGTGGCTGAAGATGCCAATAAAGATAAACCGGAAACTTTTAAAACAACAATCACTCTATTACGAAAGTGTGATGGAAAGTATCAAGTCAACATCAAGATAAGAAAAGCAGAAATTCCTGTAAACTTCAGAGGAAAATTAGATACTGGTCCGGGTAAAGGAGTAGTCGGAAATCCATTAACCTTTGTGTATACAGCTAAAAATTTGGAAAGCTCGCATATCATATCCTTGTCTGGCGCATACTCCCCAGAGGCTTCTGCCGAAGTATTAGAAAAAAATATACCCAATGAAAACAATAAGGTTACTCTTGGTGACAGAGAGAACATAACGGTGGAGAGGGGTAACTACATAAGTAAGGATTTCTTCAAGTCCGGATTTAGTGGACTTAGAGCCAATTCTGGACTTTTCGAAGCCAATAGTTTGGAGAACCCACAGGCCGCTGTAGATATTTTGAACAGCTTACAGGGGAACTTAAAACCACAAAGCACGGCTATAACTATGACCGTCAGAGGAAATCCGTTTATATTGTTCGATACATTAAGAAATCCATTAGACATAATCGCTGATAAAACAGGAGAAGCACATCTGTTTAAAAAATGTGAATATCTTCCAATATATTGTAAGTTATTTTCTGATTTCAGAGTACAGTCTTTAGCTGTAGACAATGAAAACCCTAACCCGCCGTTTTATTATCTTGGATATTATCATGTTCATAAAATAGTTACTGTATTCAGCGGAGTGGGATTGATACATAGTATAGTCATGCTTAGAACGGAAGATAGGTATTAAAAAATGTCTGATATATTTGACAAGATAAAGATAAGACAACAAGTAGAATTAGACAAAAAGCCAGACTTCATAGCTAATTCGGCTCTTACTGTCGGTACTGTAGTTGATACGGATGACCCGTTACAGATGGGTCGTCTTCGTGTTTATTGTTCTTCGTTAAATGATGACCCTGAAAAACTACATCATCTTCCTTGGGCAATTTATGTATCCCCTATCGGCGGAACAGTCAACAATTCTAAATTTACCAGAGGACATATATCTGGGCAAGAAACTACCGAAGGTTCCGTAGCTTACGGATGGTGGGGCATTCCTGAACAGGGAGCTAAGGTTCTTGTAGGATGTATTGATGGTGATATAAGAAAGAGATTCTGGGTTGGATGTGTTTATGACCAACAGGAAACACACACTCTTCTAAACGGAAGATTCGTTTGGGATAACGGCGAAGTTGACGGACCACTATCTTCAGAAAAGGAACCCATACAACCAACTTACGACAACATGACCAAAGCATTCGGAGATAGAAAATCTCCAGAATGGAAGACTAGAGGCGCTGAATATCAGGCTACCTCTAATCGTGAAGACGAGAACCAGATACCTAATAGTGATAAGAGGAATCATGTTGACCAAATAAACGAATCTATAGTTGATAATGAAGATTTAGATTGGGTAAAATCGAAGTTAGGCGCACATGGTTACGATTGGACCAGCTTTAAGAGCTTAGGTTCGTTTCTAGCATCTAAGGTATTCGGCTTCGTATCTCCCGGATTTCATTCAATATCGTTTGACGACAGACCGTTTAACTCTAGAGTAAAACTCAGAACGGCTGCCGGAAACCAGATAATCCTCGATGATACAAATGAGAGAATTTACATAAGTACAGCAGAAGGTAATAGCTGGGCAGAAATGGACAAGAGCGGAAACATTGACCTATATGGTAAGAGAAGAATCTCCGTTCATGGCGAAAAGGATGTTAACATAACCTCCGACGAGACCGTAAGAATCCAAGGTAAGAAGGGAGTTAGTATATACGCAGGTAACACTACAGGTCAAACGCCACTAGGAGCAACCCCAGCAGATGGTCAGATAAGACTGCATTCCGCACATGACACTCATTTCTTTGTTGAAGGAGATTTAAAACATAGAGTTTTGGGAGATTTAAATCACCAAGTAGATGGAAACTATTATATCTCCGCCGACCAGTTCGTTTTAGAAGCAAATAATATAAAGCAGTATGCTGATGATATCTTAATCAAAACGGATGGCGCTTTCTGGGAAGCAAACTCCGGTGGGGTGGATATCGGAGGAACTGCTGTTGAAATGTACGGAAATACGGTACAGGTTACGGGAAATACGACGCTAACATTACAAGCCGTCACTTCGGTACAGTTGAAATCTTTGAGCATATCTTCTTCGGAGCCGTCTGTAGTCAGCCCTAAGAGTCTCACCTCACCTAGCGTATCTGCTCCAGATTCAAATGCCGAAATAGCTCCGTGGCCGAATAGAGTTCCAGACCATGAACCGTGGCCTAGAGTTTTGAAACAGGACTCAGGAGATGCCCAGAATACTCAAAATACCGGATACTTAGATAATGTTGATTCTATAGACCAATTTGATAATACAACTAATCCTACTGGAATAAAACCGATAGGCGTGGTCGAAGGCGACGAAACTATAGAACGCAATGATTATTGGAGAAGGTAATTAAAAATAAATACTTCAAGGTTAATAATCATGGCACTATATAAAGGGTACTCTACTTATAATTATGAGAAAAATAAGTCATTAGGATTGACCGATGTTGAATTGGTCAAACAGGACATATTGAACCATTTTTATACGAGATATGGCGAAAGATTAAAGATGGCCAGATTTGGTTGTATCGTGCCGGATATGGTATTCGAGCCTATGGAAGCCCAGAATTTGGCTGCTATAGAACTGGATATTTCTAAAGTTATGAATTACGACCCTAGAATAAGAGTAAATTCTATAGTTTCTTCGCCTGATTATGATAATAGCACACTCACGGTTGAAGTAAATATAACTTATATAGAGTTGGATTTGAATGACCTTTTACACCTTAACATTGAATTTGAAGGATAATTGAAATGAGAAGTACGAATAAAGCAGAAAGTTGGAAGAAAGTATACGAAGCGTTCCAACAAGTTAATTTCGCTGCTTGGGATTTCGAAACAGTAAAACAGTCATTACTTGACTATTTAAAACTTTACTTCCCAGAAGACTTCAACGACTTCATAGAATCAAGCGAATTGATTATGAATTTGGAAATGTTCGCCTATTCGGTAGAGTTGATAGCCTACCGCTTGGACATGAACGCCCATGAAAACTTCATTTCTACAGCAGAAAGAAAAGAATCAATTTTAAGACTTGCCAAGCTCCTATCGTATAATCCGTCTAGAAACATCCCGGCCAGAGGATTGGTAAAGATAACTTCTATATCTTCTACGGAAAGAATTTTCGACTCTCGCGGCGTTGACTTATCCAACAAAATTATCGTATGGAACGACCCAAATAACAGCAACTGGAAAGAACAGTTTTTGATTGTGTTGGGTAGAGTATTAGAGCAACCATTCGGTTCCGTTGCCCCAGATGATAGAATCCAAGTACAGGATGTTTTGTTCGAATTGTATGGCCTAAACAATAACCCATTAGCTTCGCAGACCCTAAAATATTCAGTCTCTGTTTCTGATGTTACCTATCCTATGGAATTGGTCAGCGTAGAACTAAATGATTTTGGCCCTATCGAAAAGAGACCAGAAAAGAACCAAAAAATTAACATCCTTTATCTAAACGATGGTCTTGGCGATTCTTCAGAAAATACAGGATTTTTCTTTTACACTAAGCAGGGTGAATTACAAAAAATTACCCAAGAGTATGATGGTGTTACCGCCAACCAATACACGGACATATTAGTTGATAACATCAACGAAACTGATGTATGGTTGAATAATGTTGATTCTGTTACCGGAGAAATCATAACTGGCGACGATGTTAGAGTCAATTTTAGACAAGGTGAATGGGAGAGAGTGGATGTTGCCAATGCCAAAAACATCATATTCAACACTAACAAGAACAGAAACAAATATGAAATCGAGACTTTAGCGAATGATAATATGCGTGTTATTTTCGGTGATGGTAAGTTTGCTAATATCCCATCCGGCACATTCGACTTATGGTTTAGAGTTTCCGCAAACCAAGATTTAGTTATACCAGTAAGTGCGATTCAGAACACAAATACCGCGTTAAATTACTACGACGCTAACAATAAAGAACAAACCTTATCTCTATCCTTCAGCTTGACCAATTCTATACAAAATGCAGCCCCATCTGAAGACGGCAATCACATTAGACGAGTAGCCCCATCTGTTTACTATACTCAAGACAGAATGGTAAACGGCAAAGACTATAATGAATTCTTGCTACAAGACAATACCATTTTGAAGATAAACGCTATAAACAGAACCTTTGCTGGAGATTCCAAATATATCGCATGGCACGACCCTGAAGAGTATTACGATAATGTGAAGGTTTTCGGTGATGATTTGGTCATGTATTACCAAACCAAAGATATAACCACATCTGCCGCAGCGTCGGATGTTCCTAATGAAGACGGCGGAGCAAATGTTGCGTTAATTGATGCTATAGTTGATAACTATATAACTCCAATTTTAGAAACTGAACAGATGTATTTGAGATTCATCATATCAGGAGTTGACCCTACTCTTGTAAGAAAACAATTTACCAATGGTGAACGCACTTTATTGGAAATCTTGTTGTTAGCTTTGATTACCAACAAACCGGGCAGCTTCTATATGACTTATACTCAAGCTACAGATGCTTGGACATTCGATAGCACAGAACCGGCAGATTGGTGGATTACTGTAACTATGAATGCTGATGGAAGTTGGGATTTCTTGAATAGAGGCAAAACTCTTATCGCTCATAGTGACGCTACGGATTTCTGGGTATCCAACAAAAACCAAACAATAAACTACGATACATCCATCGTAGGCTTTGATGAAATAGTCATCTTGAAGGCTAACTTGGATGTTAACGATGCCGTGCTTACTGAAAACAAACGCTTCGTAGCGTATAAGCAAGATACAGTAGTAGCCGGTCCTGATGCTGGAACAGAAAGCAAAAGTGATTTAGTCGTATTGCCTATTGACGAGAATTCTGACGGAATTCCGGATGATGTGTCGTTGTCGTATTTGATAGACCCATTAACCGATTTCGTATATTTCCAGAGAGAATTGTATGATACTGGCGATTATGGGCCGTGGGAATTCAGAGAGGCCACGACAGAAAATGTAGCAGCCTATACCCAAGATGCGGCAGATGAAACGGGACTGTGGAAGAGAGAAGTAGGCAGAGAAGGATTGAATTTCTTGTGGTTGCATAAAACACCAAGATATCATCTGGTTGACCCGGCATCTTCTAACTTGATTGATATATTCCTAATCACTAGAGGATATTACAATAACATTAGATTGTGGTTGGCCGATAAGTTGGACGGTGAACCGGAACGCCCATCTGCTTTCGATTTGAGAGAGTCTTATAATTATTTGTTGGATAATAAGATGATTTCCGACTCTGTTATATTACATACTGGAAAAATAAAGATAATTATAGGAAAACACGCGCCGGAAGCCTATAGAGCTAAATTAAAGATAATTAAATCTTCGTATTCAACATTGACGAATAACCAAATCAAGTCAATAATCGTGGACGCTTTTAGAGAATTCTTTGACATAAATTATTGGGAATTCGGAGAAACTTTCTATTTTACTGAATTGTCAACATTTATTCAGTCTAAACTCCCAGCAGACATTGATTCTATCGTAATTGTTCCTACAAGCACCGGAAGTATATTCGGTAACTTGTTCGAAATCAAAGCGGCAGCGGATGAGATTATACAAGGCAGCATCGCTCCTACCGATATTGAAATCATTCAAGCTCTAGATTCCGACACACTAAAAGTTGGTTAAAATCACGAATTTATCAAGTTTCCAATACTAATAAATACTTTACATTAGTGGAAGCGACTTGTGAGCAAATCTGATTATACCAAAAAGAGTTTCAATTTTAATGACTACTTACCGGGCAACCTAAGAACTGCCATCGCTAATAGTCTTAACGATAACCTATATAATCGTTTTTATAGCAAAGACGAGTATCAGCATGTAATCGGCGTCATAGGTACTCCAAACCCAACAGATGCCTCCCAGCGTCAAATTATAGAAGCAACTGAATATCGTCAGAATAATCAATTACAGCCCGTAATAACCGCCCAAATTGGTGCAACTAAGTACCATATGACTTTTGAGGATATGCTCAATAAGTTGGAAACATTAGGGGTGGATATTTCTCAATACCCACAATGGGGAAACTCTCTACACTTTAATTGGGTTCCGCCTATTGATTTAGACAAACTAATCAATTATCAGAACTATTTCTGGGTAACAGATGATACCCAAGATAAACCACAATACATCACTATAAAGAATCATTGTAATTGGGTCTTGGCTAGATTGCGCCAAATTAAGAAATCTGTAGCAGGAATTTATGAAAACTTTACTATAGATTCTATGGATTTAGGCACCAATGAAATAATCATCCTCGGCAATAAGCTTTCTAAATTTAGTGTTGGTGAATTTTTAGTATTGTGGAACACAGAAAAGACCTATGAAGTTTTCGAAATAACTGGAACTTCCTATAATTCTGCAACAGAAGAAACTAGAATACAATTCAATACCGCTCTTCCAGCAGATGTTACCTTTACCTCCGCCGCTAAAACGCAACAGGACATAAAGACCACCGACGCATTCAATAACTATTTCGTGTTAGACGGTGACGCTACAGCGTTGTTCAAACAAGGGTATGTTTTCATAACACAGGGCAGCGACTTATTGCCCAGCACATATTGGAAAGTAGATAAATCCGAATACATCGCTCAGGGTGAAACCACTCGCATTTATCCAACCTTAGATATTCCAGCCAACGCAGACTGGACCATTATAAATTCCCTACCATTAATTGTTATGGCCGAGGCCGAGTACAAAGTAGCTTGTGAAGACTCTAGTTTAGACTACATACAAAACTGGGCAGACTTCAGAGTTGGAGACATAATCTGGCACAAATATTACACGGTCATAGGGCAACAGACTACGGGACAAACCACATTAGGCTCTAATGTGTTTACTGACCCTACCACAAATTTCACGGATATGGGAGTCGTTGCCGGGAATATTTTGAGAATCACTTCGGGACATAAAGTTGGAGATTTTCCAATCGTTGATGTTTTGGATTATGATTTAACATTGTCGGATGCTGATGTATTCTTTACTCAAACTGGCGTAACTTACGAAATAGTAAAAGAATTAGCTATTGATGATTTTAGGTCTGAAGAAGAACCAACTTCTCCGGCAGTATACGACTATTGGTTCGATACGATTAACGATAATTTAAATCAATGGAACGGATTAAGTTGGGTAACCAGACAGGGCAATTTCAGTTTAATTTTGGATTTGACAAACGACAGACATACCTTAGATATCCTTCAAACGGATGATTGGTCTACCCAGAATAAGTGGATACACAGAAACGATGTTGGAGCCGTGTCGGGTAAAACTAGAGCGCAGCTACCAATCATAGAGTTCAACCCTTTCTTAGAAATGGCAACTACTTCCTATGTTAAGAAAGCTTGGAGATATAGAAAAACTGCATCTGCCGGGTACGCCTCGGTTGATGAACAACCAACATTGATGGAATTGATTCTTGTTGATGATTTTTCTTTCTTGGATGCTTCAACAATAATTTTCCACGAAAAATACGGTAACCTCACTTCCGATATAGTTGCTGGAGTTAAGCTAAAAATAGTAAACTCTTCTTTGGGTGAAAATAACGGAGAATACGAAGTAGCATCTTCTGAATATGTGCAGTTATTTCCTACAGAAAGATATGTCAGTAAAGTAACTTTAACTACCACAGTTCCTAATCCTCTAAACAGTACGGGAAACATAATTCCATCTAAAACTGCGGTCGGAGATTTGTTCTTGGGTATAGACCAACAACAATGGATGTTTGACGGTATAGAAGAAATCGTCCCATCCAGTAAAAAACCAACAGCAAATCCCATGTTATCCATATTCGTTTCGTCTGATACTGACGGAACTTTAGATACTTTGTTGGGTATGGTTTGGCAGGAATTTAAATACAATACTACTACCGAAGAAGTAGGTCCAACATTTACTTTAGATGATTCATTACATGATTTGTGTCTTTTTGAAGATTACCAAGAAGGTGATTTGCGTGTCTATATAAATGGTGTAAGACAGTATGGTAATTTTACAGAAGCTCGTTCCGGATTGAATCAGGAATATGTAGGTTCTATAACCTTCAATGATACGGTAACCATAACAGACAGCGATGTTGTTAGAATTGAATTAGGGGAAGCATATTCTCTGGATATAGGCAGAAGAAGTGTACAAATAAACACTCCTACTACATTCGATGAAAAGTTCAACTTGGTAAATTACAAAAAGACTGAACAGATAAAATTGGATACTAATGAATATCCATATTTCTGTATTTTTGATATATTCGGAACGGCTTTGGATTTCGCTTCCAAAATTTTTAGCTTCAAGGAAAATTCAGAAAATGAAATCAATCCTCATGTATCTAGAAGATTAGACTACAACGAAACTACCAGAGATTATACATTCGTACAAGGATTGTTGGGTGAGTCCCAAGAATTATACCAATATAAAGATTATCAAAAGATTGCTAACGAATTACAGTCTGTGTGGAAGGCTGGAGAAAATCTAGAACAGTTCGTGCCTTACAAAGAAAACGATGCTTGGGTAATCCCACAACAGCTATATTACAATGTTAAACACGAAAACAGAGAAGAAGTAAAATTAACTGAAATCTTCACCCATTTCAGAAACATAATAGAAAATCAGACCGCTCCATCAATATACAGTCTGACCGGAAACCTATATTACATTGATGATAATGTCAATTACGGTATAGGCGGCACTATTAAAGAATACAACGACAATTTCTCCACATTAGTTTCTTCGCTATTTGTGAATAATGTAAACCCGATTTCCGTAATACAGTTTGCACATAATCAGTATTTGAGTAATCTCGAATACATTAAGAATACATTAAGAACCAATATATCTTCGTTATTGTTGAATACTGAAGCTGAAGATTTAACAGAATTGACTAATTACATAATAGTCTCAGTAAAGGAACAATTTGAGGGTAATGACAGATTGGATTTGTGGTTCGGGGATAGCACAACTTATAACGAGCTTACCAAAACCGGTATTAAAAACTGGATAGCCACATTGCCTTATTTCGGATTAGTACCGAAAGTAGCTCCGTATTACATAAAAGACTCAGTTCTCGGAATTTCCGAAATGGTTCACCATGACGGTCACAGAACCCAGTTGGCTTATGATATAGCAATCAAAGAATTGATAATTAAGAACATAATAGACAATTCTAACAATGAACAGCAGATTGTAACTTCAGATTCTGAACCATTACCAGTATTGATTAATGGCAATACTGCTAAAGACAATGATTATGTAATCAGAACAAACACTACTACTAAGACCAGAAAAGTCTATCGTTATAGCGTAGCTAATTCTTGGGAATTAGTAGATTTCGATGATATATTGTTGAAGACTATATTGTTCATAGAACAGAAGCTTTATGAGAATTGCCCGACCAGAGTATTCTTAAATTTCAACATGGATTCGGTGAGATTGAATACTGCTTATCAAGATTTGGTAAAACAGCAGTTCTCCACATATTTGAAGAACAATCAAATAAAAACGCCTTATGACAACAAAGAATATAAGACTAACGACCCATTTACATGGAACTACGGATATACAACTATATCCACTCATCCGATGACCGGGTTGCCATCGTCAGATGTTAAAGCAACATGGCAAGCATTATACGAAAAGGTATATGGAACTCCATACCCACATTTAGAGCCTTGGGTATTGCAGGGATATAGAATCAAACCAGATTGGTGGGATTCTTATTATTTGAATACTAATCCATTGGTTGATAGACTATGGAAATCAACGATGTGGAACAATATATTCAATGGTATCGTACCTTTAAACAAAGATACACCTACTGGTGCCGCAGGTACAGGCGCTGCCGGTCAATTGACCGAAGTGTTCGATTTCGTATCTGTCAATGTTGATGATACTCCTACATTAGACGGAATCAAACCCGATGGTTTGTTACCACCGTATTGGAATACCAACAATACTACCGACCCTAGAGTAAGGTCGCTATATGACGCTTCCATTCAAGAATACATAACTAATCCACAAACTGGTTATGAATTTACGCAGAGAGGCCCAAGTGAATGGAAATGGGAAGTGTCTGCCCAGCGTCTTTACGATGATGCCATAATCGCTTTCAAACTTCAACCAATGCGCTTCATGAACCAATTATTCGGCAACTCTTTCCAAAATGTTGCCGCATTGCAAGTGGAGACGACAAACCAAAGAGTCTTCACCCCGGAATTAACCATATTCCACGGTGATTTGATTGGTGACACAAATGTAGTTTACAAAACCAATGGATTGAACCAATGGTATGTTCACTATAACCGTTATAACGGATTCGATGGACTGTCTTCGGAATTCAGAACCTTATGGAAGAATTGGGATGTTAAATTGGGTTATGCGGTCGGCGGATTTATTGATACCTCAAGTTTGAGTATTTTCAACAACACTTTCGACTTAAGCACTAAAGATTACACCGTTGATATTAAGAAAACTCATGGAATATCTAACAAATGGTTGGATTCCTTGACTTTGACCTCGTTGAGCGTACCATCCAAAACAGCAAAATATAGAGATTCTGGATTGGGATGGACAGTAGAAATTGACACCAATTCTATTTACGGAAAGCCTGTAGAATACTATCAACCTCAGAAATACCAATTTAAGGTATTGGACGATAATGAAACTTTCAGAAGCTTTGCTTACGATATAAGCGGAGCAGACATTTCCCAAGTCCAAGGGTATCAATTAGTCAATTATAATCAGTCTTCTTACAATCAATTAGAAACAGATTTGGATAATACATTCTTCTTGTATTATGCCGATGTTTTGGTTGATAATACCACAACAATAAATTTGGCCATATATGGTGCAAATGCTCAGACCTTCGCAGAAGCTATAACAGAAATCAACGCCCAATTGGGTGACTATGCTATAGCTTATATTCAAGAAGGTAATATCATAATCAAGAGCAAGACTATAGGCATAACCTCGGCTATAGAAATAACTGATGCGGGATTGTTCGCATCGTTAGATACAGAAAAATTCTCTGGATTGGACGCTCCACAACAAACGCAGTTGAAGTTCAACGGACGCTTTTATGTTGATGGAAACATCATGTCTGTGATGGAAGCCGGGAACGAAATTACAGTTTCTGATTCTACCAATTTGAACGGAACTTACACCATCAGAGATGTGTATTTCGACATAGTAACAGGAAAGACAATAATCAGCATATCTGAAGATATAGTCATTTCCGATTCTACGATAGATGGTGAAATTTATTTGGTAGGAGAAACTACCTTAAATTCTTTCCCAGATGAATGGGTTGACGGAACTCAAGTTACTCTAACTACGACCCAAGTAGCGCCATCCGGAATGACGGAAGATGCAGTATACTACTTCAAGAAATTAACCAATACGGATTTCGCATTGTATACTGATTCTAGCTTAACTAACCAAGTAACAGTAAACAGTTCTGGCTCAGGCCAGCACAGTATTGGGGTTGTTGTAGGAACCTTCAAAGCTCTCAATGGAAGCGCCACTCAAACATCGTGGAAGAAATATAAGTTCGATAAGAGACAGACTAATAAAATATATCCGCCAATTTATGTATCTACCATACAGAGTATAATTGATTTGATTTTGGGATACGGAGAATATGCTACTGATATCGGATTCTTATTAAAGACAGAAGGCCGTAACAATATTGATGAACAGACCGGAAGATATAACTCATGGCAGTTAGAAACAGAAAAGGTAATAAACTGGTTATACAATTTAAGAAAGACAAACCAGCAATACATGCCTTCATATGAAGCTACCGTAAATGTTGCCACAAGCTCATTTGTAATGACAGACGCGGTTACTACTACATGGAAATCTGGAACCAAAGTTAAATTACTAACAGACGGTGGTACATTACCAGAGCCGTTCGACAACCCATTGAAGGGGTATGTCCCATATTACATAATAAAGACCGCTGACCCGAAGATTGTACAGTTGGCGGCAACTAAAGAAGACGCCAAGAATGGTGTTGCTATAACTGTATTGACTCCGGGAGAAGGCAATGTAATCCTACAATTATTGTCAGATACCCAGCCGGTCTATGATTACGAAATCAACCCTTTCAAAAATTACATTTGGGTAACAAATGAATATGGCGTTTTGGCTGATGTATTCTCTGGAGTGTCTAAACTAGATACGCCTACATATCAGATAATATATGACAATAACGGAAATGAATTAAACAACAACAATCTTATAATCTTAAGACATGATAAAGAAAGCAGATTAAGCTTGACCTTAAATCAGCAAGAGAGAAACAAGCAGATAAGTTCCGGTACCCAAAAAGGTACAGTCAGTTATATGTCCGGTATGCATCTATTCTATGATGGCTATGAGCATATAGTGTTGTTCAATGATTATTCCATTTCTGACACACTCATCTACGATTCATTCTTAGGATTGAACACTCCGCGCTTCTTCGTGGAATTCAACAGACAAAAGAATTTCACTTTAAGACCAAATGTTGGAGGATATGTAATATCTGATGATGAGCTTGTCCAGAATATAGAATCTTCCGTTGACGATATGAGAAATTACTACGATACCGAGAGAACCATAGAAGGTAAACAGACCACACAATTGGTAAGAAAGACCTTGGGCTATGATGGTCCTAAACAGTATATGGACGACTTAAACATAAGTGACAAATCTCAGTTCAAATTCTGGAAAGGAATGATACAAAAGAAAGGTACGAACTTTGCAATATCTGCCTTTACAAACCAAGATGTTTATGATGATGCCAACATTGACGAATTCTGGGCATATAAGCTTGCCGAATTCGGCACTTCCAAAGCTAAAGATTATTTCGAAATGAAGGTATCTCCTAATGATTCTACAAGAAAAGAATTGAGATTGGAGTTCGTAGCAACCGATAGTTCTCCTACCGACCCATCATGTCAAGCTGTAGAATTGACGGATTTGAGCCGTTGGGAAAATCAACCGGATGCATTAGCAGCTATGAACCCTTACAAGTCCTTCTTCTTTAACTACAAAGTCGTAGAACTTATAGATAATGCCGAGAGTGAAATAACAACAGTAAATGGTAGATATGTATTAGAACTTTCTGAAGTTAACGATGGTGTAATAATCACTTACTACGATACCGGCGATGATTTAAGAAAGACATTGGTTAAGGGTATAGATTTTGAATTACTTTCTCACAAAGTAGTACACTTTACTACGCCATATAACCCTTCTACCCTTCAGGCTATTAAAGTCTACGGCGTTTCTTATGATTATGAAGGACATACTCCTGTAAAATTAATAGATAAGAAGACCAAATCAACGGTATTGAATCTTCCAGTATGGAACCCGCTAAAACAAGAATACTACGCTAATGCTTATGCTGTAGTTGATATTAGAGCAGCCCAAGACCCTGCTGATTATACTAATTATCCAACTAGCGCCACTCCGGTTACCAACAATTCTTACTGGACAGAAAAGCAAGTAGGCAAAGTGTGGTTCGATTCTTCGATTGAGGGATATATGCCTTACAACGACACTTCCATATATCCTAAGTTAAATGACAGAATGTTGCTATGGGGTAAATTGGCAGAATGGGCCGATATCAACTTATATACTTGGGTAGAATCAGAAGTCCCTCCATCTGAATGGGATGCTGCTGCCGCTTCACAAGACGGAGACTATACAGTAGATTCTAAGTTCAAGAAATCCGGTACGGTAAAGAAGCGTCTTTATGAGAATACCGGGTCTCCATCTGTTCCTGTATGGCAAGAAATACAAGACCAACACGAAGAATTTGTTGCAGGTTTGGTGACTTTGAGTAACACAACGGCGTTCACAGGAAATGTTGAATACTACATTAATGGTGAGTATACGCAGACCGCCGCAATTACAGGAGCTTCCTTCGTAACATATGCTGCCGGATTGGACCCTCAGACCATAATACATCTTGTTAAAAAGGCCGTAGTTCCTACCCAGCAACAAATAGACGATTTAGAATACAAATACGACACCCCGTACACTTCGTTAACCAAGATTAACAAAGAAAGTGGACTACCATATCAAGTGTATTATTTCTGGGTCAATGGGTACGACTTCGACAAGGCTACCACAGAAAAGAAAATAAATGTTCTTCATGCTGAGAAACTTTTCAAGAATATGTCCGACCCATATTGCGTAATACAGAATTTAACATCTTCTGATATCGGATATGGATTAGTGTTTGGTAATAACTTTGATGACGAGGGCGATTCTTCGTTGCCTTGGAGATACACACAATGCATCATTAAAGGTCTAGAAGGTAAAATTAAAGATAAGGATAGATATGTTCTTAAGTTCTTAAGAGACTTTTCTTTGAGGACCAACTTAGCTTCTACTGACCTTACATATAAAAACAAGCATACCGAATGGAAGTTGTTCAGAGAAAAACAGACTTCTAAGATTGATGAAGCGTTATGGAACAAAATAGTAGAGGGTATGGCAGAATATGCTGTAGTCAACAGAGTAGTTGATACTACCACACCTGCCCCGGACTATAACAGAAAACTGTTCGATGATTTATATGATTCAGATACCAGTTTTGGTATACAGGACGGTATGGTTCTAGTTGATAAACAGACCGGTCTAAACACTATAAATAAATTGTTGAACAGCACCGAGAAACAATATTCTCAAAATATAACTGATTTCTTGGAACAATATGATTTCGAATCCCCGGAAAATATTGTAGAAGCCATGTATCAGATTTATGATACTTTCAGTATAGATGATGTAAATTATATATTCTTTAACATGCTTATGGACTATTTTAGTTTGAAGAAAGAGAGCAAAGACATATTCAAGACTTCTTGGGTAGCGTTGCAAGTTTCTCAAAATATAAAACCGTATACGGATTCTCAAACAGACACTATTAAATTGGAAGCTGGCGGTAAAGCCTTCTTCGGTGAATTGTCTTCTGCGGAAGCAATAGATGTTCTTCCAATTACGGACTATCTATTGTATTTGTTGAGCGACGGAACAATCGTATATTCACTACACGACGGTTTCACGGAAACTATTGTATTAGCCCAGAACCCGCCAAGAATAGCAGGTAGCGGAGCAAGAACCGATGTATGGACAGACGGAACCTACATTTATACCACAAGTATCAACGGTGGTTTGGATGTGTACTACTATAATGGTACAAATTTCATATTGATTGGTGGCAATACAACTCCGGGTAACCACTATGGCGTAGTAGGATTTAACCCAATCTTGGTAGTATCCGATACCGGAGAAGGCTTGATTGCTTATGAATTTGACGGTATAGAATTAGTCAAAATAGCAACCTGTGGAGATGTTACGACCAATGTTAAAGCAGTATGCATTCATAATGGATACATAGCAACTTGTGGATATGATAGGGTTGATATTTGGCAATATACCGGATACTCATTACACCATGTAACTTTCTTACAGGGTCTGACTGGCGGTGCGGATGTTATATCCATCGCATCTGACGGCGAATATCTGTACACGGGAAGCAACAATACAACAAAGGTGCAGGTATTCTCATTTGATGGCAGCATAATCCAACAAGTGTATACTGACCCTACCATAAATTCTTCTCCGGCAATAGCCGCTGGTGGCGGTAATGTATTCTATGGTGGTATAGGTTTGAAGGTGTATAGATTTAATGGCTCGTCTTTGGTATTACAAGATTCTATTGATGGGGTAGTTATTGACGGGTCGTTGATGTATTCTCATGATTCCAAGAGACTATATTCTTCAGATTTAGGAGTTTTTAATTTCACTACTGGCCGCTTAGAACAGATAACAGATGTTCCTGTTCCAGTATCTCAGTTAAATTCTGGTGATGTAAGTTTGGCTGGAGCTATAAATTTACCTAAACCAAGTCCAACTCCAACTAGAACAGTAACACCTACTATTACCGTATCTCCGACAGTTACCCCAACGAATACCCCAACTAATACAGTAACTCCTACCAATACTAGAACAGCTAGCACAACCCCTACACCAACTAATACGACGACCCCAACGACTACCCCGACCCCAACGGTTACCCAAACAGCATCCGTGACACCAACTCCATCAATAACCCCAACATCTACACCAACGGCAACTGTAACTCCAACTAACACGCCGACTAATACTCAAACCGCAACTCCAACGAATACGGTAACCCCAACGAATACTCCAACGGCTACTTCAACAGTAACTCCAACGAATACGGTAACCCCAACTTACACAGTAACTCCAACGAATACACCAACCGCGTCTGTTACCCCAACAATAACTCCAACCAACACGGTTACCCCAACTAATACTGTAACTCCTACTAATACTGTAACCCCGACAGTCACTTCTACAGCCACAGTAACCCCCACGACAGCCGCAAGCCCTACTGTTACCCCAACTAATACACCGACTGCATCGGTTACTCCTACTGTTACCCCAACTAATACACCGACTGCATCGGTTACTCCTACTTCAACAGTAACTCCAACGAATACGGTTACTCCGTCGAATACTGTAACCCCAACGAATACCCCAACGGTTACCCCTACTTCAACTGTTACCCCAACTAACACAGTTACCCCAACAAATACCGTTACACCAACGAATACCCCAACAAACACGGTTACCCCAACGAATACTGTTACTCCAACGAATACCCCAACAAACACGGTTACCCCAACGAATACTGTTACTCCAACTAACACCGTTACTCCAACGAATACGATAACCCCAACCAATACTCCAACGAATACAGTAACTCCAACTAACACCGTTACTCCAACGAATACCCCAACATCAAGTGTAACTCCGACTGTAACCCCTACAAGTACGGTTACCCCAACGAATACTGTTACTCCAACGAATACCGTTACACCAACCAATACTCCAACAAGTTCATTAACCCCTACGGTCACTCCAACGAATACCGTTACTCCAACGAATACGGCTACTCCGACTTATACTCCTACTTCAACCGTCACTCCAACAAACACGGTTACCCCAACAAATACACCGACAGCATCAGTTACCCCAACGAATACTGTAACTCCAACGAATACCGTTACTCCAACAAACACGGTTACCCCAACGAATACGGCAACGGCATCAGTTACGCCGACTAATACTCCAACTAATACAGTAACTCCTACTAACACAGGAACGCCCGGAGCCACACCGACTGTAACGCCGACAAACACCCCAACCGTTACCCCAACAAATACTATTACTCCAACTTATACTATTACCCCAACAAATACCCCAACCCCAACGAATACCCCAACGAATACTGTAACTCCAACTAATACAGTTACCCCAACAAATACACCGACAGCATCAGTTACCCCAACGAATACCCCAACAAATACCGTTACCCCAACGAACACAGTTACCCCAACAAATACACCGACAGCATCAGTTACCCCAACGAATACCCCAACAAATACTGTAACTCCAACTAATACCGCAACACCAACGAATACAGCCACATCTACAGTAACCCCAACGGCATCTGTTACTCCTTCGGTAACTCCAACAAATACAGTAACTCCAACAAATACCGTTACCCCAACGAATACGGCTACACCAACTATAACACCTACAGTAACCCCAACTAACACAGTTACCCCGACTTATACGGTTACCCCAACGAATACAGTAACTTCGTCCATTACTCCAACGGCAACGGTCACCCCTACGGTAACCCCAACTAACACAGTTACCCCGACTTATACGGTCACCCCAACGAATACTGTTACTCCAACAGTTACTCCTACACCTTCTGTAACCCCAACAGAAACACCAACGAATACACCAACTCCGACGAATACTGTTACCCCAACAAATACTCCAACGGCTTCGTTGACTCCAACTAATACTCCAACCAACACGGTTACCCCAACTAATACTGTAACCCCAACGAATACCGCAACCGCATCTGTTACCCCAACGAATACCCCAACCAATACCTTTACTCCAACAAATACGGTAACACCAACTTATACAGTAACACCTACCTTTACGCCTACTGCTTCTGAAACACCAACGAATACACCAACGAATACTGTTACTCCGACGAATACATTAACTCCTACTGTAACACCAACCCCTTCGGTTACTCCAACAGAAAGTCCTACTAATACTGTTACCCCAACTAATACGGTAACACCGACTTATACAGTTACTCCAACGAATACTCCTACTTCAACAGTAACTCCAACTAACACCGTTACCCCGACGAATACTGAGACCCCAACGGTAACTCCGACCGTTACACCAACGAATACGCCAACAGTAACACCTACAAGCACGATAACTCCAACGAATACTCCAACAACAACGCCAACAAATACATTAACTCCGACGAATACAGCAACCCCAACGATAACTCCGACGAGGACACCAACTACTACTAGAACTCCAACTAGAACTCCAACTATAACTCCAACAAATACAGCGACCCCAACGGTTACACCAACCTTTACACCAACAAACACCGTTACGCCAACAATCACACCAACAGTCACACCAACAAGTACGGTTACACCAACCTTTACACCAACAAACACCGTTACGCCAACAATCACACCAACAGTCACACCAACAAGTACGGTTACACCAACAGTCACACCAACAGTCACACCAACGAATACGGCAACTCCAACCGTAACCCCAACCGTTACTCCAACGAATACGGTAACTCCAACCCGTACAGTAACTCCGTCTCCAGCACCTCTAACTGTGTCTGTTGCCGATGCCGGAAATGATGCTTATACTTCATGTTCGACAGCCGTATGTGGCGGTTCATGTACTTCGAGCGACACAATAACTGCAACTCCTTCTGGGGGAACAGCGCCATATTCTTATTCTTGGACTAAAACTGCTGGTGTTGGTGCTATAACTTCTGGTTCAACATCAGCTACTTGTACGGTGTCTAGAACTGCCGGTGCTTCTATATTAACTGGTACATTTAAATGTACGGTTACGGATAATGTTGGCGGTTCGGCAAATGCAAGCATAGTAATGACCTTTGAACACGCTGACGGATGTTAATAAATAATAAAAGAGATTCAAAATGGCCGAGTTCAGTAACAAAAATTTAAAGAATTATTTCTACATGGAACAATTCAGAAAAGCCATAGTACAGACTATGGCTGTATTTTCTGGATTAAAGGTTGCTATTGGAAAAAACGATAACGATACTGGCGATATAAACTATATTAATGTTCCAATTAAATACGGTTCAGCCGATAGAGTTGTAGCAGCAATTAAAGCGGAGAATACCCAAAATGCCGCCATTCGAGTCCCAATGTTGGCATTAAAGGTGACTAATATAGATTTGGCCGAAGGCGAAAGAAAGGGCACCAATCAAAAAATAAAGACAAAATACCTTCCGTTTGGTGGAAAGATGCCTGATGATTTAGTAATAGCAGAAATGCTAGTACCATACCCATATAGAATGGTTTGCGAACTTGCTATATTGGCCTCTAATACTCACCAACATTTTCAAATGTTGGAACAAATATTAATGTTATTTGACCCGACCCTACAAATACAAACTTCAGACGACCCATTAGACCATACGAAAATTAAGAATTTGAAATTGGAATCTATAGGATTTGATGAAAATTATCCATCCGGCACGGAAAGAAGATTAATAGTTACCAATATAACAATAGAGGTTATAATTTATCTGACAGCCCCGGTTCAATTTAGAAAAGATTACATCAAATCCGTAGTTTTAAGAATGAATTCTATTAGTGATTCAGGGACAGCTTATGAAGCGGTTTCGGCTCTCAATAACGAAACTGGCGAAAAAATAATAGATATTGAAGATTTGGATATACCCGAATCTTAAAAATCTACAGTAAATAGTACAAAGATAATAAATATTTGAGAATAACCTTTTAAGGAGTTTAGGCAATGACCACATTAGTTAGCGCAGGAGTAGATGTTCCACTTATAGACCAGAGTTTTTATATTCCGGCTGGAGCAGGGACAGTACCATTAATTATAATCGCCACGGCTGCTGAAAAAACGCAAGCTGACGGCACCACGGCAGCATTAGGAACCTATGAATCTGGCGTAGTCAGAACCGTAACCTCTGGCAAACAGGCAGCAGAATTGTATGGTGTTCCAAAGTTCTATACAGATGCTTCCGGCAATCCTTTACACGGTGATGTTAGAAACGAATACGGTCTAGATGCTTTAGCTAAATTCCTTGAACTTTCAAATAGAGCATATGTACTAAGAGCAAACATCAACCTTAATGATGACTTGGAAGACATTAAAGCTTTGTGGACCTCTAAGATTTCCGAAGCAGCAGACTATTTGAACACCTTAGTAACAGCTTATATCACAGAATATAACGACACTAACGGTTTAGTCCCAACAGACACCGGCTATAAAGAATCAGTAACCACCGCAGAATTGAAGACCTTAGTTGATGAAGCTATGGTTGATGTTTTTGCTTTCTATTCTTTCAACAGCACAGCATTCTCTGAAGCTTTCATTCAGGACCACACAGTTGCTTATCCGGGCTATCAGGATGTATTGTTTGAAACCACAGCAGGTTACATTATCGGCACCGACGCTACAGGTTTGCAGAATGATACAACTGCCTATGGATTTGAAGCTGATGTAGTAAGCACGGGCGGTACAGACTCTATTCAGATTTCTGTTCAGGGTCAGAATGCTCAAACATTCACAGCATTGATTACAGCATTGAATACCGCAGTACAGGCTGCTACCTCTTCGTCCACAACGGTCGAGTTGGTACAGGGAAAAATCAGAATCACTTCTGACTTGACTGGTGCTACATCTTCTGTAGAAATCACAAGCGACGGTTACGGTGGAACCACAGCATTGTTCTCAAGCTTGAACTTGTTCGATTCTATTGATACCCCAGTAGCAGGTAAGGGCGTACAAACATTGTCCGTCTATAACGATGACTACACAACGGTTGTTGATTCTTACGAAGGTATGGATTCTTTGATTGACGCATGGACCTCCGGTTCTATCATTTCTACAGAGTTCACTCCTTCTGAAGCTGAAGGTCTATTATTGACAGCAGCCGCAGAATTCGACAATACAAAGGAATTCAAAAACGAAACTTCATTAGGCGCAAATGACGCTGCTAAGAGAGCAGAAGTTGTCAAACAGTTGACAGCAATCATCAAAGACCCTAATGTGGCTATCCGCACAGAAGCTATTGAGTATTCATTAGTCGTATGTCCGGGTTTCCCTGAAGTAACAAATGAGTTGAATGACCTTTCCACAGACTTGAAGGAAGAAGTATTCGTAATCGGTGAAACACCATTCGATAAGGCTCCGACTGGTCCTAACGGTTTGGTTGAATGGGCACAAAGTCCATCCTTGGTAAATTCGGCAAATGTCGCTTACTACTATCCTCACGGTTTGTCTTCAAACATTGACGGTGCTACAATCTTAACGACAGCAGCTTCCACAATGTTGAGAGTATACGCTTACTCTGACGACAAGGGCGAGCAATGGTATGCCCCAGCCGGTCCTACCCGTGGCGTAATCACAAACTTGGATGCAATCGGTTATGTTTCCGGTACATTGGGTACAGCAACCGAATTCGTAGAGAACATGATTGACGAAGGTACAAGAGACGAGTTAACCAGCAATAAGATTAACCCAATCTCTTTCATCAACGGTAGAGGCATTATCGTAATGGGTCAGAAGACCACTTACGGCTTATCCTCTGCATTAGATAGAGTCAATGTATCTCGTTTGACCAAGTACATTAAGAGAAGCTTGCGTAAGAACTTGTTCGCATACTTGTTCGAACCAAACGACGAAATTACCAGAAAGAATGCAAAGGCAACCGCCGACAGCTTCTTGGCTGATTTGATGGGAAGAAGAGGGTTGTACGACTTCGCCACATTATGTGACGAATCTAACAACTACGGTGAGCGTATTGACAGAAACGAACTTTGGATTGATGTTGCAATCAAACCAGTAAAAGCTGTCGAGTTCATCTATGTCCCAGTAACAATCGCAAGAACCGATGCAAACTTGGGTACAGGCAGATAATCTAACTTAAGTTAGAAGCAATAAAAAAGGCCAGAGTAATCTGGCCTTTTTGCTTATGGGATATAGACTTTATAGAGTCTTGATTTTTGCGTCGAAGAAGTGTTCGACTCTGGATTCAAACTTCTTTCTGAACTCACCTTCCATGTGCTTGTAATAACCGTCCAATTCTTGCGACTTGGCTAATACATTATTGAGCAATTCTTTGTGGCTCTTACCAAATACGGTGTCCTTAAGATTTTCAAGGGCCATATCCAATACATGCTTTCTTCCTTCATCATTGGTGGATTCTTTTTGTTTTTCCAATTCAGCTTTTTGGTTTTGATAATTCTGCAAAGCTCTTGAAGCCATTGTAGCGAAAATACCATAAGCCTTTTCAAACGAATCCTTATTATTTACATGCTGTTTCTTCTCAACATCGGTTTTGTTGGAGAATTCCGTTTCACCATCTTTAGCCATATGTCTGATTAAATATTTGGAAAATGCCTTTCTGAAACCTGCCAAAACTTCCTTATTTTCCGAGAACATAGAATCAATTTCTGTTCTTTCTGGGAAGGTAGGAACATCAACAACTATTGCTAAATTATTAGCAGCATCGGCACCTAAACGAACATCAAATTTATCGCCCTTACGGACTACTAAGTTCAAATCAGAATAGTTGCTATTCTTGATTAAACTTCCGATATTTAAGGAGGCTTTGCCCTTGGCTTGGTCATAATCAACATGGCCATAATCCAAATTTCCCAAAATATGATGGAACACGATATCAGCCTCATTTCTGTGGGAATTAGCCTTTTCTAGTAAATACTGCTTGAAGTTCATATATATTATGCCTCTTATTGTAGCTATAGTATTTATTAGGGTGTGGGTAAATTTTAGTAATTTTTAGTCCACTTTACATAAATACATTTAACTTAAATCACTATTTTGAAGGAGATAAGCTAATGGCAATAATTACAGATTTGGGCGTTGATGCTGGTGGTATTTTACAGCCCAAGCTAAAGAATCGTTGGAGAGTAACCTTTTTGGGTCTTGTGGAAGACGCAGAACCATTAAGAGTTCAGGCTATTACAGCCGACCGTCCAAAGATTAACTTCGAGCAAATTCAGCTAGACCGTTATAACTCAAGAGCATACATTGCAGGTAAGTATACATTCGAACCTGTAAACATTACATTTGAAGACGACATTGGTGGTGGTGTAACCGCTGCTATTCAGTCGCAGATTGAGCGTCAGCAGAAGTTAATAGGTCTAGCACCGGCTCCAAGATTGCCAGCCGCTGTTTCCGGTTCTAGATATAAGTTTACTCTTTCTATGGAAATGTTAGATGGTGATGATAATGTTTTCGAAGAGTGGATTCTTCAGGGTGCTTACTTTGAAGGCATTGACTATACCGACTTGGATTACAATGCTTCCGAAACAGTAAAGATTACCGTTACTGTCAGATACGACCACGCTTCTCAGCGCATCTCCGGATTGAATGAGAAGGCAACTGGCGGCGCTTTGGCAGCTATCGGTGCAGCTTTAACCTAAGAATAATCAAGAAAATTATAGAACAATGGCCCATCTTTTGGGCCATTTTCTTTTCTGATAAATACTTTAAATAATAGGATTACCAATGGCAAATTTTCAAATATTACCCCGTCCAAATGTACAGGAAGTCATTGACGAATTTATTGGTAAGAAATTCGGAAAGCTTAAAGAACGCAAATTTGACTCGGCTTGGCAATTAACAAAAACTCCAGATGGTAAAGAGGATTATAGAGTTAGTGATGACTTCGGCGGATTAGAAGCCCCGAAACTTAAATTCTTATTCACTATAGAATTTGAATTGAACGAACAATATAAAATTGATGCTATAAAAAACTACATAAATGAATCTAATGCTGATAGTTTGAAAGATTGTATGTTTGCCCTTAAATCAGCATCTAGACCTAACGCCACAATAGAATATCAGGATGTTAACTATTACAACTATAGAACTAAAGTTGCTACTAAAATGGACTTTGGTAAAATAACTATTTCCTTTTACGATGATTCAAGTAATAAAGCTCAGAGATTGATGGCATTATATACCAATGCTGTAAGCCCAATTTCCAACGCATATCAAGCAATTGGAGCGGCTGTAGAAGCCTCTAATGCGGCTGGAGCAGCTTTAAATCCGATTTCCCAAAGTACCACTATACCTGCCGCTTCCAACGATATAGATACTTATCATCCAAACTTAAGAGCAACAATAGGTCCATTACTTAATAGATTTGGAGTATTTAAGCGTATAAGAATTTCTCAATGGTTTTTAACAAATTCCTTGTCTTTGGGAAACGATGTGGCTACAGCCAATGAACCTGCCCTTACAGAATTAACCACCAATTCTGAATCCGCGCCAACTATAGATTTAACGCAACCTCTTACGACAAATTCAGCAGCAATTACAACTTCTGATAAACCAACATCTACTCAAGTTTATGCTAGAATAAATTATGATTTCATAAACCCAAAAATAGAAAACTATGAATTTGATGAATTGGATATGGCCGCTTCAGAAGTTAGCATGATTAACGCCACTTTTAATTGTGATGTATTTACTATGAGTTATGACAAAGTTACTGATATACAATATGACCCGACAAGCAAAAAGAAGAAAAAATCAACTTTTGAAAAAATAATCGAAGATGAATTGTTAGCTTTCAAGAATATACCACAACAAGTATTGGATGTTGGTTTAGAAAAGGGGATTAATAAGGTTTTGAAAGGATTCCCATAATGTCAAAGATAAGAAGAGATAAAAGATGGAAGCAAGGGTTATACACACCCCGATATCCTGAAAAATATCTTGGAAATGTTAATGAGATATTTTACAGGTCTTCGTGGGAATTGAATGCTTTTAAGATGCTTGACGGTAACCCCAATGTGATTGGGTGGGCTTCTGAAGAAATAGCCATACCTTACGCCAAGCCTATGGTTAAAGGTAACCATTTGTACTATATAAATTCCATTTATTATCCGGATTTATATGTGGAATATAATGATGCCGAAGGAAACTTTGTTAGAGAATTAATAGAAATTAAGCCACATAAACAGACTAAACCATCCAGAGCCAGAAATTATAGTAAGAAATTGAATGAAAACTATACATTTCAAGTGAATAAACATAAATGGGAAGCTGCTGTAGCGTGGTGCGAAAAGAGAAACATTAAGTTTAGCGTGGCTACCGAAAAAAGCATCTTTAAGTAGAAAAAGTGCTAAATATATTAGTAATTTATGCCGAGGAATAATTATGAAAGATAAAGAGAAGTTAGACGAGACCGCCACAGGCGGGGCTATAGGAGGCGGCGGAATCGCAGCTAACCCAACCCCACTATTCGGGGGAAATGCGTCTAAAACAAGTTTTAAGAGATTCTTGGTCACATTTAAGCAAGAGGTCAAGAACCGCTTCCAAATGAAGCCGGTAGTTGCTTTCCACACCATTACAGAATCGGTAAATTATAATGATGCTCTTTCTAAACTTAAGGGTTTAGAAATGCGTAACTTTGATGTTAATGATTCCACTTCTTACGGCATAGAAGATGACGATGGTAACATCATGAAAGTCACGGTCAAGAAAGAACAGGCTGAAGAATTTGAAGAGTTCTTAGCTCAGACATTGGCTGATAAAGAAAAGTTCAACATGGACGGCTATTCCGGTAAAGATATCAGCATGGCTGAATTACTTTATATGTTGAAGAGCAAATTTGAATTGGTTGATGTTAAGTTCCCTAAGATTCCAGATAACGCAATTTACAACGCTGACAAAATTTCTTACAATGAGCCTAATGATTTGAGCGCCGGTAATGAAATGAACCCTGATATGGGCGGCGAAGATATGGGAGACATGGGCGAAGAAGGAATGCCTTTGGGTGAATTACCAGAAGAAGGCGAAGAAGGTATGGGCGGCGAAGGCGAAGAAATTGATATGAAAGATTTAGCCGATGCCGAAGCCGGTGAAGAAGGTCTTTCCGACGATGAATCCGTAGAAGATTTCGAAGAAATGGGAGAAGAAGATAATTCCCCAGAATCGTTATTGAAGTCTGTAATGTCAATGCTTAAGGCCGATGCCGAAGCTAAGAAAGCACAGGCTGAAGCTGAAGCTGAAAAGGCAAGAGCAAAACAAGCCGAGTATACCGCACTAGCAACAAAGCATACCATTTCTCAACAGGAGCAGTTGATGCGTTTGAAAGCAGAAACCGAAGCTCAAAAGAAGAGAGAAAAGGAAGCAAAAGAAATCGCTGACTTGGCTAAAACTAAAGCCTATTCCAGTTATGGTTTAGGTGAAAGTTTCGAAAGTCCATTATCTCAAGTCATCCTAGAGTTGGATGAATATGAAACCGAAGGTACAATCAGAAAGCAGATAGCTTTATTGCGCCAGAAGTATGCTCCAAATCCTAATGACCCACCAGAAGTTAAGGACTACAAAAGAAAAATGATTGGTCAGAGTATGCGCGAATTACAAGCCAAGCTCCAACAGGCAAGAACCAGAATGCAATATTACACGAAGGTCAAGAACAGAGAAAGAGAAATGGCTAAACAAAATCAGCAACAGAATCCTAACGACCAACAGAACGCAGAACAACCTATGGGACGCGACCAGAGATTGCCTAACGCAAGGTAATTGATATGAAAATTTACGAGTTGCTATATGATTGTGAAGAGTGTATCATGGAAGATGAAACCATCGAGGAACGCTCTGTAGAAAGACAATTCAGAAGATATGGCAATAACCTAAAGCGCCAATACAGATGTTTGTCCGGTCCAAAGAAAGGATTGATGGTTACACAACCATTGAAGTGCGGAATAAGAAAAAATCCTAAGAGAGTCATCATAGGCAAGAAGGCCGCTAGAAGTAAAATGGGGCAAAGAATTCGCCACACTCAATTTACAAAGAGAAAAACGGCCCACAAGCAGTTGGTTAGATTGAACAAAGTATTAAGGAATGAAGAGTAATGAAATTTAGCACTAAGACAGAATTGCTGGAATATGTAATGGGGTTGGCCGATGCTAACTCTAAGTCTTTGTCCGATTTGGATTTGGATATTAAAGTTCTAGGTTCAGAAGCTCCAAAAACTGCTATAACCGAATACAAAGAAATCGGTATCCTTTCTATGTCCAATGCTCCGAGAGTAAAAGCTAAAGTTACTAATGGTGAACAGAATGTCCTGTTCGTTGAATCTTTTGATGTTATCCCAAATTCTTGTGGCACCGGAAAGATAGTATTCGCTGATAGAACAATGTGGATGAATATGTGTGAAATGGAAGGTGAATGTCATATTTCTTTAAACCTTGACATTGACGGCAAAAGTTTGTATAATAAACCGTTTTTAGTTAAAACAAAGACCTTGAATGAGTCTGTTGAAGAATCATACGATATGATTCTATCTGATTCGTTATTAAACTAAACTCGGAGAGTTATGCATAAAAGTCCATTTTTCGTGGTGAAGCAATTCATCTCACCGCTAGCCTGTGAAGATATAATCAACAGATTAAATCACACCTTTCCTGATGAAAATAGGCACGGGCAACCTATAAAAACAATCAAACACAATAAACTTTCTGAAATCAGAATATTACCGCATATCGAGGATTTGGTTCCAAAACTCGAAGAGTATTATGGATTTGAATTAGAAGGAATCTTACCTTTTAATTTTGAATGGCTAGTTGAAGGATGCGAACTTCAAAAACCAATCTGCGAAAATTCTGCCATGATAGATGGGGAATGGCGTAAAATAAATGACTATGATTTTACCGGAATAATCTTCTTGAATGATTACCAAAGTGTGGTACCATTTGATAATCGTTTCGAAGTCAAAGGTGGTAAGTTGCAGTTCCTTAATCATAATTTTGCTTTCAATCCACAAAGAGGGACGCTTGTTATATTCCCGAGCGGACCAAATTTCATAAACCACACAACAGAAGTTGTAGCTGGTGAGCTTAATCAAATAAGATTCCATATGGTTGCTACGACTCCATACCAGTACGATATGCGTAAGTTCCCCGGAACTCACAAAGATTGGTTCAAATAATGACACTTTAATCAAAGGAGAAAAAAATGTCAGATAAAGAAGTAGATTTTACAGTCCCATCGGACCCAGCAGTTAGAAAGAAAATCAGAGATGCCATCCATGAAGCATCAGGTGCCTTACAATTTATTGCCGATAAGCGTGAATTTATGAAGGACATTGCTGCTGGAGTTGAAGAAGAATACGGAGTTCCGAAGAAAGTATTCAACAAGATGGTCAAGACCTTCCACAAACAGTCGTATGCCGTTGTTGTGCAGGAAGATACCCAGTTCCAGTTGTTCTATGAGAACATCGTAGACGCCAAATAATTTTGCTATATAGTCCATCACCAATGAGGGATTCATGAGTTATATTTCGGCAATGTTATCGGAAGATAGAAAGAATGTAGTAGTCTGGGAAAGGACTGAGGACAACAGGCGCGTCAAGAGAATATATGACGCGCCTTATTATTTTTACAGTCCAGACCCTGACGGCGATTATTCAGATATCTATGGTAGAAAGTTGTCCAAGTTGGAATTCAATAATAGCAAAGTCATGTGGGATGCCAAACAGGAATTTCATGGACAGGGAATTAAATTATACGAATCGGACATAAGCCCGGTTTATAAAGTTTTATCCCAACACTATTACAACAAACCAATTCATAAATTGAATGTAACATTCCTAGATATCGAAGCCGACTACTCTAGAGAGGTCGGCTTCCCTAGCGTAGAAAATCCATATGCTGCTATAAGCTCGTTGGCTATGTATCACCAACATACAGACCGTATGGTTGTGTACTGTGTGCCGAGTAGCACTACTGACCCAGCAGGTTATCGCATTTCTGAAGAAACTAAGAAATTGGCCGAAGTGGTGGTATGCCAATCTGAAAGTGAATTGCTGAAACATTTCTTAGATGAAATAGAAGATTCTGATATTCTTAGTGGTTGGAACTCGGACTATTTCGACATACCGTATATTTACTTGCGACTAAAAGCCAACTTCGGGGAAGCTACAGCCAATAGAATGAGTTTCCCTTCGGCCTTGGCTCCTAAGTTTAGAGAGGTAGAACGCAAATTCGGTGGTGTTGCTCAGACATTGGATTTGTTTGGGCGAGTATCATTGGACTCCTTGGAAGTATTCAAGAAATTCGAACAATCTATGTACCCATCGTATGCGTTGGAATCTATCGCTGAAACTTTATTCCCGTATATGCCTAAACTCGAATTCGAAGGAAGTCTATACACTTTGTATAGAAATGATTTCGATAAATTCGTACAATATAACATCCGAGATGTGGAAATCCTTAGAGAAATAGAAAGAACTAGAAAGTATATAAAACTAGCCATTGATATGTCGCATTTGTCCACAGGTTTGATTCCAAATGTAACAGGAACTATCAAATTGGCTGAATTGGCTATCATCAACTTCTGTCATTACCAGATGAACACCATCGTTCCGGATTCTAATGTAGATGAAAGTACCGAGGGTGGTAAATTCGCGGGCGCTTTGGTTCTACAACCACAAACAGGAATGCACGAATGGCTTAGTGCGATAGATGTGTCCTCACTATATCCATCAGCCATCAGAGCCTTGAATATGAGTCCTGAAACTGTTATAGGTCAATTCAATGCTTATCATGCGGCTTATGCCGTATTTAATGGTGATGGTAATGAAGAACTTACTCTAGTATTTGATAACAACAAAGAATATGACCTTAATAAGACCTTGAAGAGCGAAACCCGACCAGTATCAGAATGGAAGCAAATTTTCATAGACAATCAATGGGCTATCTCTGGGTACGGTACTGTATTTTCTCTCAAGAAACAAGGATTCATTCCGGCTATTTTGGAATCGTGGTATATGGATAGAAAAGCTTTCCAGAAACGCCTCGCGGAACTTGAAGCCAAGAAAGCCCAGATTAAAGCTAAGGGTACCTTAACCGAAGAGGACGAAAAGCAACTAAAGGAAATTACCGAAGAAGCCGGGTACTGCGACAGAATCCAATACATTAAGAAAATCCAATTAAACTCGATGTACGGTGCATTAGGCAATCGCTTCTTTAAATTTTTCGATGTGAGACTTGCAGAATCTACAACTAGAACAGGGCGTGAAGTATTATTGCATATGTGCAAGAAGACAGCCGAATTATTGGACGGAGAATACACGCTACCTTCAGAATCAGTAATCTATGGAGATACTGACTCATGCTATTTCAAGACACACGCTCCGGACAGAGAAACCGCACAAAAGATTACCAAAATTGTGGAAAAGAAAGTAAATGAATCGTTCCCTCAATTCTTGAGAGAGAATTTCTTAACCATAAAGGGATATGACCATTTAGTTGAATGTGGATATGAATTTATCTCCGACCGTGGAATTTTCGTAAAGCCTAAACACTACATTTTGCACTTGGTAGAAAAGAAGAACCGTGAAGCTGATGATATGAAGGTTATGGGAGTCCAATTAAAGAAAACTACTATACCTAAACCAATCAGTAAACAGTTGACCAAATATATCGAAAGTTTGCTAAAGGGTAAACCTTGGAAAGAAATTGGCAAAGACTTGGTTGACTACAAAGATGTACTTTTGAAGACTGAAAACATAATGAACATCGGTTTGCCGAAGGGCGTCAATAACATGGAAGATTATGTTGCAAAATACGAGGCTAATGAACCGGACCTAAAGATTCCGGGGCATGTGTCGGCGGCAATATTCTGGAATTCATGCTTAGATGATTTCAAAGATAAAGAAAGCATTAAAATAACCTCCGGTACAAAAATAAAAGTCTTTTATTTGAAGACGAAGTATGGTAGATTCAAGAGTATTGCCGTCCCTACGGATACTAGAGAACTGCCGGGATGGTTTAAGAAGCACTTCGAAAAGGATATTGATAGAGAAGCGCAAGTTAAAAGACTGATAGACCAGACATTAAAGAACATAGTCGGAGCTATCGGAGAAACGATACCGACCAAAAAATCATTATTGGTTGACGAATTATTCGAATATTAATTGAGGAATTTATGATAACACTTTCAGAAGCTACAATAGACCTAATCGAAACTTCGGCAAAAACTGCCAAACTGTTAGATATAGAAGAGATATTCATTGACAAAGAATCCGTAAGAGGAATGAAGAAAGAAGACGGGTTCTTGATTGTTACCCCTAGAGACAATTCTGCTTTAGAATTCGATGAGATATTAATCAATCGCGTCTCTGTATTCTTATCGCGTTTCAATGCTTTGGAAACAATTGATGAAATCGCAGCAACGGTGAAAAATAGAGCAGCCGGTAACAATTTCGTAACCAGCCTTGATATAGTCGGGGGCAGGACTAGTCTAGAATACAAATGTGGGGACTACGCTCAAATGCGCGATAAGATGCCAAAGAGAGTTGCCGACCCAACCTTCTATCGTTTCGATATTCAGCAAGACACAATAAAGTTGATTACCAAAGCTCTCGGGGCGATGGGGTCAACCACCATCACTTTAATGAATAGCGATAAGGGTGATGTGTTTATGAAAATGAGTTCTGAACAAGGGGAAGTCCTAAACCACCTTATTACTGACGAATTGGCCATGACCGGCGAGTGCGATAAGGACCGCTTTTCGTCAACCTTTAAGATTAAGCCCATCATGGCTTTGATTAAAGAGTGCGCTAAGGGAGAATTTTTATCAGTAAATATAACTAGGAGAGGCGCATTGAATCTTGAGTTTAACGGACTCAATATATTCGTGATGCCAGAAACATAATAAGGTGCCCCATGATGAAGTTTATTAAAGACATATTTAAAACTCAAGCAGAAATAGACGCTGAAAATGAAGCGGCTCAAGCTAAAGTTGAACAGGAAAGGCTTGCTAGAGAAAAGGAATTAGACGAATATTTCACTAAACGCATAGCTGCCGAGAAAGCTGCCGCCGAAGCTGAAGCTAAAAGAATAGCCGAAGAAGAAGAACATAAGAGACTCAAGAACGAAGAGGCTATGGCAATTTATAGAGAAGAAATGAAGAAGAGTTCTGAACCGTGGGTAGAAGTTGTCAGCGGCGATGTAGACCCAACCAACGGAATCCAAATCAAATTGGATTGGAATGATGCGTTTATCACTTACCTCCGCCAAAACGGAATAACTGGAGAAAACGAAGATATCATGGTTCAGAAATGGTTGGTTGGCCTTAATATGTCAATCGTTGATGGTAAAGTAGAAGAGAAGTTCGAATAATGACCAAAACACATCTCATATTAGACACAAGCAACATTCTGTATAGAAGCTTCTTTGCAAAACTACAAGAAGATGAAGATATCAGCTTGGGTCTAGCTTTGCATTCCGCATTCTTTTCTATCAACAGATATTACAGAAAATATAAAGCTCATGATATAGTATTGGCTTTTGATTATCCAAATTCTTGGAGAAAGATATACACCAAACAATCCCCGGATTGTGTAACTCATAAGATTTACAAAGGAACCCGCCGTCAGAAGATGACAGAAAAAGATAAAGCTAAAATGGCGGAGTTCGATACGCATATACAAGAATTTTGCGATTTGTTAAAAACCAAATCAGGAGTTATTGTTTTACAGGAAAAATACCTAGAAGCCGATGATTTGATAGCTGGATACATACAGAAATTCCCAGAAGATAAGCACATCTTAATCAGCGCCGACAAAGACTTTATGCAATTACTCAATAAGGGTGATGTTACTTTAGTCGAACCCAACGAAGATAAGGAAAGAAATTTGGATGAATGGGAAGGTAATCCTGATTTGTTCATTTTCGAAAAATGTATCAGAGGCGATGCCGGGGATAATGTTCAATCCAGTTATCCAAGACTTCGTAAAACAAAAATAGTCCAAGCATTTACCGACCCGGTTGCAAGAGTAAACATAATGAACAACGAATTTGATGTTGAAGAACTTGGACCAGATGGCCAGTTAGTTACACATCATTACAAAACCCAAGAGCTTTTTGAAGAAAATGAATTGCTCATGGATTTAACTAAACAACCGGATTATATCAGAGAGTTGATTTTCAAATCAATTGATAAATCCATAAACAACAGAGGGAAGTTCGATTACTTCCATTTCTTGAAATTCTTAGGTAAACACGAATTGAATAACATAATAAACGATTATGAACAGTTTGTCCCGCTGCTATCCGGTAAGGGAGTTTACCATAAGAATACAGAGTCTCTCCAGACCGCCTAAAACCGCCTGATAGGATACTATAAACTGCACCCCCGCCCATCAGATTGGTCCGGGAGCGTAGGCTATTAAGTCATTTTAGGCAGGATAAATATACATAATCGAAGGCTATAAAATGACCGGCAAGAAAGGGAAAAGCGGAAGAAAAAGAAAGTCTTATTCGTTTGAAGAAGCCAAAACAAGGGTTCAGAACGAAGGAATAAGCTCGGTCGTAGAATACGCTCAATGGTGGGAATTGAATAAACCCGCTAGGATGCCTAAACGCCCAGACAGAGCCTACAAACAACAGTTTACTACTTGGAACGACTTTTTAGGTTTAAACAATGTTTTCCCCTTCCATCCAAGAAATTACATACCATACAAACAAGCTAAAGCTTTTGCTCATACTTTAAATTTAAAATCTAGAGACGAATGGTTGGAGTATTGTAAGAAGGGAACCAAACCAGATAATATACCGATAAGACCAGATGTTAAGTATAGGAAAACCGGAGAATGGTTTTCTTGGAAAGATTTCTTAGGGTATTCTTTGGAAGATAAACTTGAATTTGCAAAAACAATTACTGATATTCTTTATATTTTTAAATCCAATGGCGGGCCGAGGAATCTTTATAGAATAGGGAAAATAAAGAATACAAAAGAATATGTAATAGATTACGCCTTGAAAAACGATGAAACTATAATTGCTATATTTAATTATGATTCTGCCGTAAATGTCAAATCAATAGTTATGAAATATGGTTCCGAATATGCGTTTAAGAGTACAGGCGATGAATACTTGATAAACAATATTCATGGATTGCTGTTCGATTTGGACAGCGTGATGGTTAAGATATAATCGAATATTTTGTTTGCAGATATTTATTAAAAGCCGGTATAATACAGCGTTGTATATCTCTGCCGTGGTCCATAAATTCTTCAGGAGTCATCCAGCAAATATCCCCAGTTTCAAAATGATACGGAATCAAAGCATCTGGATTTATAACTTCACAAGTGTAATAAAAGGTGTTGCCGGTATAAGTTCCTAAGAATTGAATATTCTTCATATTGGTTGGGATTATACCAAGTTCTTCCGTGGCCTCTCGCACAGCAGCTTCTTCATTAGTCTCACCGGGGTCTATAATTCCCTTAGCGAATTGAAAATCCGGCCCACCGTACTTCGGGTCAGAAGGTTTCATGGTCAAGATTTTAAGACCATCTTGGAACACATAGTAGGGAATCATCCCTGCTCTTTTCTTTTTGTTATTGCTCATAAATTATTGCTAAGACACTCTTTTTTTAGACTTATAAATATATTTGAAAGGAATTTAAAAGATTCTAACATGATTATCAGTTAAACGCAACAGGAGAATTATCATGCAGCTTCCACATTATGTATTAGTAGACTTATATGATAACGGTATCGGACACGAAGTTATCGTTATGAAACAGGATAAATCCAACGGCGACTTTTATTACATCAAAGTCGAATCGTTAGACGATGTTGACAGAAAGAGATTGCAGACCATTTTGAGTCGCCGTGAGGCTCCAAATATGGAATTGTGGGATTTAATGAGCAACATTACATTGGGTAACGGTGTTAATGCTCTTGAATACTTCCACCAGCTTGTCAAAATTAAGACAAGAAGCGGCAAGCACATCAGCCCATCGTCCGGTAGAAGGGGTATGGCAGTAGCAATTGCTCCAGAAAAGAGTCAGTTTGCTGAAACTCCTGCTCCACAGGCAGAAGCCGCGCCAGCAGCTAAGGCTAAGAAAGTCAAAGCTGCTCCAGAAGCACAAGGCTAATAGTAGCGATATATAGGGACAGGGGGTGAGACTCGCCCCCTTGTCTATTTTCAAGAGTCTTTATGTGAGGTAATTTATGAAAGCTGACACTATTTTTGTGCAGGTTGCGAGCTACCGTGACCCACAATTGATTCCGACTTTAGTTGACATGATTGACAATGCGGCCAAGCCACAAAATCTACATATAACCGTATGTTGGCAGCGCGGCCCAGAAGAAACCGAAGAAATGTTTTTCGAGAAAGGTTTCAAATTTATCAATAGACTTCCAAATTCAAAAGTTGAAGGTGAAGTAGTCACCTTAGAACGCAACAAAGCGCAGATAAAATTAATTGATATTCATTTCCACAAGACCAAGGGCGCTTGTTGGGCAAGAAACCAAATACAGCAATTGTATGATGGTGAAAAATATACCCTACAGTTAGATTCCCACCACAGATTTGCCCCAAACTTTGATTCCGAATTAATCAAAATGATTAAAGGTTTACAGAAAGACGGGGTTAAGAAACCATTATTGACGGGCTATATTCCTTCTTTTGACCCGGAAAGAGACCCGGAGGCCAGAGTACAAGAACCTTGGAAGATGGATTTTGACAGATTCATCCCTGAAGGCGCAGTATTCTTCTTACCATCTACTATGGAAGGGTGGAGAGAGATGACCAAACCTTTCCCTTCTAGATTCTATTCCGCTCACTTCTGTTTCACATTAGGACAGTTCTGTGAAGAAGTACAACATGACCCAGAATATTTCTTCCACGGGGAAGAAATTGCAATCGCTGTTAGAGCATTCACGCATGGTTATGATTTGTTCCACCCGCACCTACCATTAGTGTGGCACGAATATACCCGTAAAGGTAGAGTCAAGGTATGGGATGACCATACTACAGGCCAAAAGAATAAGGGTAGAGTCGAATTGGATTGGGTAGAACGCAACAACATCTGCCATAGAAGAAATAGAATTCTTTTCGGCATGGATGGCGAAGACCCAAATACCATAGATTTTGGTAAGTATGGATTCGGTAAAGAAAGAACATTAAGACAGTACGAAGAATATGCCGGTATCAGCTTCCAGTACAGAGGCGTACAGCAGAAGACCTTAGACCGTCTTCCTCCGCCGAATAATGTACCATACAATACCGAAGAAGAATGGAAGAATACTTTTAGTATGTCTAACGATATACGAATCTTATTACACAGGTCTGAACTGTTTAATGAAGAAGGTAAATTGGAAGATGATTATGATTTCTTCTATGTTGGCGCTCATGATATTGACGGTAAAGAACTTCACAGAAAGGACTTGACTGAAGTTGATATTAAAGAAAAATTAATGCACGAATGGATAGATTATAGATTCATATTCATTTCAGTAAATACACCAGTAACTTACACAATTTGGCCTCATAGCAAATCTAAAGGCTGGTTAAAAAAGATAGATAAGAAGATAGTAGAAGGGACTTAATAAATGAAAGATAAGTTAATTCTTTCGGCTTACGGCTCACATAACGCAGCAATAGCCATGTATTACAAAGGCCAGTATCATGTAGTAGAAGTAGAGCGTTGGCTAAACTACAAAAATATCGGTCTTAGCAACTATATGCCAGTTCGCAATATGCAATTGGTATTCGACCAAATAACCGAATGGTTATTGAATAAGACTGATAGAAGCGATGTTGATGTATTCTTGACCGACTATCTACCTCACATAGTTCCTAAGTTTAATTACAAGGAAAAAATCGGTTTCGAGCATCATATGGGTCATGCCGCCACCGCTTTCTATCAGTCTCCATATCAAAAATCCTTAGTCTTCACCTTCGATGGTGGCGGCGATGGTGCCTATTTCAATGTATATCTAGCTGATAGACATAAGGGAATAGAGTTGATTGACAAGTTCAATCAAGATTTAGGATTCCCATACATGATTCTTTCGGATTATCTAAAGGATATCAAGAAAGAATCATTGACCATAGCTAACTTGGTCTATGCCGGTAAACTTATGGGATTATGCTCATACGGTAAAGTACAGGAAGAATGGCTACCCCACTTCGATGCTTTCTATGATAAGTTCAATTATTTCGGTAATGCCTATATCGGTGGGGCCGAAGCTAGATATTCTGCCATCACAGAATTGATGACAGCTATTGGTGTTGAAGATTTCGACTTTGAAGATACTAGATTGGAAGGGCAGATTGCTTGGGATATAGCAGCAACTACCCAAGCCGCTTTCGAGAGGCAGTTCTTCAAGTATGCTCAAAAGTTCTTAGATATGTACCCAGACCTTCCGGTATGTTTGGCTGGCGGTTGCGCTTTGAATGTTCTTTTGAACACTAAGATTTTACAGCAAAGAGGCGGTAATGTATTCATTCCACCAAACTCAAATGACTGTGGTATAGCAGTAGGCGGATTGTTGTGGTATCAAAAGCCCCAGCATCAAGTTGATTTAACTTATTCAGGCTTGCCGATAATGGACGAGACTGAATTGGGAATCTATTTAGAAGACCACAAATTTGATGTTGTGGAAAATGTTTCATTGAAAGAACTGGCAGCATTCTTAGCCAAGAATTACATTGTAGGATTCATACAAGGCAACTCTGAACACGGAGCTAGAGCCTTGGGTAACAGAAGTATATTGTGTAATCCTGTCGGGAACATGAAAGATGTTATAAACGATAAAGTGAAACATAGAGAATGGTACAGACCATTCGCCCCTATGGTGCGTCTGGAAGATGTGGATAAGTATTTCGATGGTTTCATCGGAGAATCCAGACACATGACCTTCGTTGCTACGGTACGCGAAGAATGGAGAGATAAGTTACCAGCTATTACTCACGAAGATAATACTGGTAGAATCCAAACCTTGACCAGAACCCAAAACGAAAAAATTTATGACTTGATTACAGAGTTTGAAACTTTCTCTGGGCACGGAGTCTTGTTGAACACTTCGTTCAACATAAACGGCAAGCCTATATTGACAAGATACGCAGATGCCTTGAGCTTGTTAGAAAGCTCGCAGATGGATGCAGTATACTTTGCTGATAGAAAGATTCTAGTATTCAAGAGAAACGAATCCAAATCCTTTACGAAATCTTTAGAGAAAACTGATGGTATGGCTCCATTGCTCTTGGAAACTACCGTAAATGTGATGGTATTCCCGGAAACAGCCGAAGAACTAACGGACAAATATATAAATGATTTGGTTAAAGTTTCCAAGTCGGTCCCGTATTTGACCATAGTTACTACTGAAGAATATGCTCAAATTATCAACAGAAGCATAACAGGAAACAATGTTAGATATCATTATATCGGTGATAACAGACTGTACTATTCTCATGTTATAGAGAAAGCAAAGAGTCTGTATCCTTCGTATAAGACCAATAAAATACATTATTTCTCTAAATTCATAACAATCTTATGGGCTAAAGAGGTTCTCAGAGATAATGTATTCGGAACTAAATATCATGTATTCATAGACCCATCACAGTTTACGGAAAATTTCTCATATAATTTCGTAAGAGATGTTTCTATACTAGCTTTGGCTGCAAAGATTGACGAGTTCAAGATATTAGTATCTGCAACTAAGAAACCTATAGATAGTTCCATACCAGAAGAATATCTTACTAAGAAGTACGAGAAAATGCCAGATATGGCTCCGCTACCTGCCATTATTGCTGGTAATGTCGAGTCTATAGAATGGTTAAGCTCCAATTTTGAGGGTATGATATTGTGGCACGGGCAGCAGCGCCTAGTAACAAAGGCTGCTGATTTCATGTTAGCTTCTGCCGCAGAATATGAACATATGTACAAATATTTACCGGTGGAAAATAACGATGATTAAATTTGTAACGGGTCTTTATAACTGGATGCATAATACAAAAATGAACGGAAGGAACGGTAGAGAATTCTACTATATGTTCTCTCTTCGTTCATTAGCTAATATGAAAAGTGAAATCATATGCTATACGACCAACAAAGAAATTGAATTCATGGGAGACTTCTTAGAACAACAGAAGGATGCCATGACTAATGTTATATTCGTTGATAGACCGTTGACGAATTATCGTCATCATAATAGAGTTATGGAAATTAAGGATGAGAACCCATTTTACTATACTGAACCTTCTTGGATGGATAGAAATATAGAAATCATGTGGGGTAAATTTGATTGGATGGAAGAACAAATGCAATCAATGGGCGATGACGATTATATGTTCTGGGTTGATGTTGGAATATCGCACGGTGGCATTTTCCCAAATCGTTTGAATCCATACTTCGACAATCCAGACTTCTTCATCAAGAGGCCGGAATTAGGTGATGTAGTTAATGACAATAGCATTCACAGTAAATTCCAATATAAGTTCAGATTCGAGAGAATTTTCAACGAGAATTTCCCAAAGAAATTACAGGAATATGCCGGAGATAAATTAGTCCTAGTTGCAGGAAATCACCCACAGCACAATGATGCTTGGCCTTTGGAGTTCAATATAAAGGTACATTTGTACCCAATCGGCGGTATCTTCGGTGGTAAGAAGAAAGTCTTGATGCCATTTATTCGTGAATTCAGAAAAATATCCGAATACTTGTTGAACGAGGGATATCTCGTTAAAGAAGAACAGATAATGCACTATTTGATTAATGTTGATGAAGATTTTGATAAGTACAAAATCTTCAATTTCCAAACATGGTACCATGATGATTGGGGTGATGAATGGAAGACTTTGATTAAGTTTTGCGACTTCTTTGAAACGGTAATGAAATAATGTATCTAGATGATAAAAAATTAGTATTCTGCACTTTAGCGATTGGGGAACTTTACAGACATAGAGTTTCTACTCAAATACAAAGTATTTTAAAGTTCACTCATCACCCAGTATATGTAATAACAGATTCTCCGGAATGGTTTAGAAATTATTATGGAGAAAGAGTTAAATTTATAGATATAGCTACTCTTAATTTTAAGCCTTGGAGCATAACAGACGCGGTAGGTAGATTCAATTACAATTTAAAACTTTGGCCTATAAAATGGGTCGCTGAAAATACAGATGCTCAAATGATAGTTTATATGGATGCTGATTCTTTCTTATTTGGTTGGGATAGATTGACCTATAGATATTTCTTAGATGATAGTGGCAAGTCTGCTATGTTCGGTCGCTTCAGGTCTAATTTGAACAACAATGATTTTCCAGAAGTGAAGAAAAAGGCAGAAACCTTAGAGATAAATATATCGGAAATGGATACGCAGCTTCCAATTGAAAACATAATGTTCTTTAGAAATTGCGGAAATGATTTAAAGGTATTTATTAATAAATGGGAAGAATTAGCCGATATAACTATTACTAAAGGTCAAACTTGTTTCTTTGAGGCTGTAGAATTGGCAATAGCTTTGAATTTGACAAACTTGAAATATGTCCATGTAGGCAACGGCTTTCCATATTCGGATAATTTTAGAACTTTGCATAATGGAGAAATCCATGTGCCATTTGTAATTTAAGGGTTTATATGAAGAAGAACATCACTTTAGTAACTGGACTTTTTGACTTAGGTAGAGGGAATCTACAGGGAGGATTCAATAGGTCATTTGACCATTATATTGAATGCTTTAAGCGTTTACTTAATGTTGATTTCCCTATGGTTATTTTCGTTCCGCCAGAATTAAATTCTGTAGTATGGGAAATAAGAAAGCCAGAAAATACCAGAATCATAAACAAGACCGTAGAAGAGATGAAAAATAACTTTCCGTTCTACGACCGTGTACAGAAAATCAGAACCAATCCAGAATGGATTAATCAGTCTGGTTGGATTGTAGATAGCACACAAGCTAAGTTGGATATGTATAATCCGATAGTCATGAGCAAACAGTTCATGTTGAATGACGCTGCTATCTTTAATTTCTTCGAAACTAAACACTTTATGTGGATAGACGCTGGTATTTCTAATACGATAGGAGAGCCGTCTGGATATCTAAATGAAGAATTCGAAAGAAGAGTTACTCCATTATTGAACAAAATGTTGTACATTTGCTTCCCTTATGGTCCAGATGTTCCAGAAGTTCACGGATTCAACAAAGCCAAGATGAACGAATACGCTGGTGCTGAAACCGCATGGGTGGCAAGAGGCGGCTTCTTTGGTGGACCAAAAGAGACCATTCATCAAATAAACGATATTTACTACGGTCTACTTAATGATTCCACATACAACGGTTTGATGGGCACAGAAGAAAGCATCTTCACCATAATAACTTACAAACATAAAGATAAGTGTAATGTTAGAATGATTGAAGGCAACTGTCTTATTTTCGAGGACTTGAAAAAAGAAGAATTGCCGCCAGCCTTTGATGAAAAAATCGCCGTATATGTTTTAACTTACAACATCCCTAAGCAATTTGAATTATGGGTCAAGTCTTTCAAAGAAACTTTTCCAAACGATTTCAACAACTGCACCAAGTATGTGATAAACAATTCAAATGACCCTAATGTTGATGCCGAATATAAAGCTCTATTTGCTCAATACGGTTTCAAAGAATACAAATTTGACAACATAGGAATTTGTGGCGGGCGTCAATTTGCTGCCGACCATTTCCATGATAGTCCACATAGCTATATGATTTTCTTTGAAGACGATATGCTATTCCACAATAAAGAAGGTAAGTGTAAGTCTGGGTTTACCACCTATCATCCAGAGCTTTTCGATAAAGCTGTGGACATTCTTAACAATGAAAAGTTAGATTACCTTAAGCTTACTTTCAGCGAGTTCTACGGTGATAATCACGACAACTGGGCTTGGTATAATGTTCCGTTAGACAAGAAGGACATATATTTTCCACAACGCGCCGACCATGTTAGTCCGAAGAAAGTAAAGATTGAATATACCGGAACTCACAGAGGAATGCCATTTGCGGTAGGTGAATATTTCTATTGTAATTGGCCTCTTCTTTTCTCCAAAGAAGGAAATAAAAAAGTATTCATAGATACTAAATTTGAACACAAATACGAGCAGACTTGGATGAGTTTCGTTATGACCTTAATGAGAGAAGGTAAAGTTAAGGCCGGATGTTTGTTGGCTTCTCCAATAAACCACCATAGAGAAATTTATTATGATGGAACGAAGAGAAGAGAAAATGAGTTCTACAAAAATTAATGAACGATTTTTCTGTGTAAGTTTACCAAGAACAGGAACCAAAAGTCTATGTAAGATGTTTGGGATTCTTGGATTTAATTTTAAACACAATCCGGGGCCGAATGCCCGCCATTACATAAAGAATAAATCTATTCATATGTTTGCTGATACGCCAATATACAGCCCTTCTGTATTCTTGGAATTAGCAAAAGAACCAATTAATAAATTCATATACATTAACCGACCTGTAAATGAATGGGTGGAATCCTTTGAATATGTTAGATTGGATAAAAGTTATGCGGATTATTTAAGTAAACCGGATGATTTTTATGGAGAAAAGGGAGCCTTAGATAAAAAGTGTCTCTTAGAAATGTTTAATAATGTCACGGAATATACTACCGAGTTGGCCCGCGAATCTTACCACAGACACAGACAAGCTGTTATGACTTTAGATAGTAATAGGTTATTGATTTACAAATTCGAACAAGGATGGGAACCTTTATGTGAATTTGTTGGCAAACCGGTACCGTCTGAACCAATCCCAAAAATAAACTCTAAAACTCTTTACGAGCCTATCGTTTAAGGTAGGGTTATGTTGACAATCGAATCGCTAGATGGTTCGATGCCTACGGTCAATGTATAAGTTATGCTCAAAATTCTATCGGAAGACTTTAAGATTGGGTCGAAAATGAAGTGCGTCAATAAGCGTTCGCGCTCTAATGTAGCATCGTCATCGTTGGCAATACCAGCAACATCACCGACAGCGGATTGAACATTGACATTATCGCAGTTACCAGAAGTCAAAACATTGAATAATTCAACTGGGTCCGTATTGTTACAATTTAAAGTAACAGTAGAAGTGCTTCCTGTGGTCAAACTCTGGAAGGTCAAATATCCATAAGATTCTGCGCCAACTATAGAAGAATATCCGCCACCAGAAGTATCTGTAATGAATACATATGCGAATGATGGAATAGAGTCTCCTGAAGTAATCCATGCTCCGGTGTTTATGCCTTCACAAATATCACCGTAAGTTATTTCGCCGCTAGGCCCGCTACCAGAAGCCGGAGTAGTAATTTCCGTAGAATGGTTTACTCCATCTACATCTAAATTAATGCTGTATACAGTATTGACTGCTAATAAACTAATATCTTCAGAAGTCTTTGTGCCTAGGCTTACATTAGAATATCCGCTTGTAGCTTTTGCCTGTTTTCCAGAACTATATAATCCGATTTCATCAAATTGAAAATAATCGTCGGAAGGAGTTAAAGTATAAGCGGCTAATTGGCTGCTAGGTTCGTTCTCATTCAGGAACACGGTTATAACGACATTAGACTTCGTACCAACCTCTTCCGAGACCACCCCACCACCAGCAGGGTCATCCCCCGGAGAAGCGCCACCGCCGATTCTAACGCTGTTGTCGTCGGCGGAACCGAGGTCGCTGCCGAAATTAACATTGTCTTCATCTACGATTTCAGAATAAGTTTCATTATATAGACGGGATTCCCAGCCATCGCCGTTGTTTCCATCATTAGGAGTTTTATAAACAATATTGTCTGCGGCATCTAAGAAAGTTCCGCCATTGCCGAAAGCCATTCTATTAATTATATGGTTGCCTTCGTTTGCCAAAGCTCTGGCAATGATTCTTGACATATTCTGTGTATGAATTGCATTGGTTTTATCAACCAAGACTTCTTTAGTCTTGTGGTCTCTAATTACGACTCGGCCTTTTACGCTTACTTTGAAATCTACTTTTGACATTATAAAGTCTCCTAACCTTATATTTATACAAGTTACTGGATGTTTATTTCTACAAATTTTTGTGCTATACTATTAGTATATATCTGATAAAAATGAGGGAATTCATGGAAAAATATATCAATTATGACTTAGAATACAATAGGCTAGCAGAAACCGTTATAAACACAGGTTTTTGGAAATATCATGAAAGGACCGGCAAAAAATGCCTAACTTCTTACGGTCATATGTTGAAATTTGACCTTTCTGATGGTAGATTCCCTGCCTTAACCACTAAAAAATTATTAATGAAACCTATGATTGCTGAACTACTAGGGTTTATTCGTGCCGTTGACAATGCGGCCACTTTTAGAGAATTAGGTTGTAATTTCTGGGACGCCAACGCTAACCTAAGTAAACATTGGGTCGAGAACCCCAATAGAAAGGGAACGGATGATTTGGGTAGAATTTATGGAGTACAGGCCAGAGATTGGAAGCACTCTCCATCTATTAAACGCGAAGCCCTTGGTTATGAATGGGATGAAACTATTGAGTTTAAGCATTGCGACCAATTACAGATAGTGGTTGATAAATTAAAGCAAAATAAAGACGACCGCCGCCTTATTGTATCTCATTGGAACCCCGGTGAACTAAATCAAATGGCTTTACCTCCATGTCATTTATTATATCAGTTTGGTTTAAGAACTGATATCTATGGCACTTCATATTTGGATATGTGTCTGTATCAAAGGTCTGCTGATATTCCATTAGGCGTTCCAATGAATATAGCAAGTTATGCGTTGATGCTTCAATTAATATCTAAGATAACTGGACATAAGCCCGGAGTGTTTACCCATTTTATTTGGGATGCTCACATTTATGAAGACCAGTTAGATTTGTTGAAAGAACAGATTACTAGAACGCCATTTGATGCGCCAACACTAGTTATTGACACTAGAATAGAATCATTGGAGGATTTAGAAACTTGGTGTACTACTGACAATTTCAAATTATTGAATTATCAGCATCACCCTCACATAAAGTTCCCGTTTTCTGAATAATTAACCGGTTAGACCGACTACGGTAATGTACACCGGTCTTGCAGTAGGAATTATTACAGACGCCGTGTTAACATCGGTAAAAGTTACTGATGTTGGTGTTATGGTAGCAAATGTTTCTGCATCTATTACTGTGACTTGACAGGTTCTAGTATTCAAGTTATGAGTAACTAGATGATTGGTGGCGTAAGTCATATTGGTGAACTTGTACCACCACTTTCTATTGATGAAAGTTTCGGAATCTAAATCATAGAATAGCCCGTCGTTATCTGCTAAACCAGAGGTTTGAACATCTGACAACGATACCATAGACACTTGTAAAGTGTTGTCAGGTAAAGTATTGATATCTCCAATAACATAATCACTTCCGTTGAAGAATAAAATATAACCCGGCGCTGGAGTATCAACCTCAACATCTGATAAATCTGCTAAAGAAATTTCTCCCAATACAGGTATGGCCGCGTCTAACTGAGCTATAACATCAAATAGTGTGCTGTTGGAATCTAAACCGCTGACATTAACTAGTGCATTGAAATCTGTTGGGTTGAAGGTGAAATCATTATTAATCCAATTTGTGCCTAGTGTGGTGATTAACGGGGAAGCTGTATCAACGGCAACTTGAATAGTAACCCAAGTTACTCCATTGTTGTAATACATTAACCCATCTTTGTAAATTATAATACCGGCATCAGCAGCATCGAAGGCAGGTAAATCTTCAACGAGTTCCGGTCGCATATTAATAATGCTGGCATTTACTAATTCTATATTCGAAGCGTATTTCATTTTATCACCTTAATCAATATTTATTACAAACAGACCTCTTCATGAATGAATGTTATTGCTACAGTCAATACTTTAGAATTTCCATTAGTATCACTTATTGTACATTTATATTGTCCAGCCCCGGATATTCCCGAAGTTCTACCTATCGTTACAGTAGAAGTTGTGGCTCCTGAAGTTATGTTTCCTCCCCCCGATACTTTAGACCAAAGATAAGAATATGCAGGATTTCCACCAGAAGGAACTGCTGTATATTGTACTTCCGTGGTACATTGTGTTTCGTATAATTGAGGTGCCGCACAATAACTACAATATAAACTATCGCTATAAGTCGGAGAAGTTCCAGTCATTGCTTCGCCTCCAGTCAAAATGCCATCTAATATAGGTGGGGAACTGGAAGGAGTTACTGTAGGAGTTGGAGTATTGGTTCTAGTCGGTGTATTCGTTGGAGTAACTGTAGGTGTTGCCGAACTTGTTGGAGTTATGGTTGGAGTATTTGTAGGTGTCTTTGTAGGAGTTACCGTTGAAGTAGGCGTATTGGTTGGGGTTACCGTTGGGGTTACCGTTGGGGTTACAGTAGAAGTCTTTGTTGGAGTAGGCGTATTCGTTGGGGTTACTGTTGGGGTTACAGTAGAAGTAGCCGTATTAGTCGGAGTTGCCGTATTCGTGGGTGTGACGGTATTCGTCGGAGTATTCGTAGGAGTTACGGTCTTAGTTGGAGTATTGGTTGGTGTCGCTGTAGGAGTCGGAGTTACGCACAAATCTTCATGTTCCCAATAAATGGTTACTGTAACTTCTTTGAGGTTAGAGTTTGTATCTGTTACCGTCAATTTGAATACACCATTAGTGCCTGACCCTGCTCCGGTTCTGGATATAGTAGCATTGGCCGTAGTAGACCCTGCTGTTATGTTGCCAGTACCAGAAACTTTAGTCCAAGAATAGGTATAGGCCGGATTTCCTCCTGAAACTGACGCCGTGTATATTTGTGTATTAGTACAAACATTTACTCCCTCTGCGGTGCAATACGAACAGAAAGGATAATCTTCGTAAGTGGTGGCACCTGTCTGCAAAAAGCTTCCGCTTGTAGTTGACGATAACGATATTGCCAAGACTGGAGGTGATGTTGAAGGAGTTACTGTTGGTGTTGGGGTATTCGTTGGCGTTCTAGTTATGGTAGGGGTAACCGTAGGAGTATTTGTCGGCGTCAAGGTATTCGTTGGGGTTACAGTTATTGTTCTCGTTGGAGTTACCGTATTCGTTGGGGTTACTGTTGGTGTTGGAGTTGCTGACGGTGGTAATCCCGGAGTATTCGTTGGCGTTACCGTATTTGTTGGAGTTCTTGTAGTTGTGTTTGTCGGAGTAACCGTTGGTGTTGGTGTAGGGCTTGGACCCGGTGGATTACAATTTTCTTCATGATTGAAATAAATTGTTATATCTTCAGTATCAACATTTGAGTTGGTATCTGATACGGTCAGTCTGAATGTTCCGGAATAGTTTCCTTGGAAACGATTATATCCTATTGTTACTATTTGCGAGTTGGCACCAGCTAAAATAGCACCATCGCCGGATAATTTAGTCCAAGCAAATGAATACGGCGGATTTCCGCCAGTTGCGTTTCCTGTAAAGTTTCCAGAAGATTGACAGATGTTTATGCTTTGTTCAGGGCATACGAAACAATAAAGATTTGTATCTCCGGATATTGACCCCTGTAAAGGAGGTGGCGAACTAGAAGGAGTGACTGTAGGAGTTCTAGTATTCGTCGGCGTCATAGTTGGTGTCACGGTGCTAGTAGGGGTCAAGGTTGGAGTATTCGTTGGGGTTCTTGTTGCTGTAGGAGTTACGGTTAAAGTAGTAGAAGCTGTAGGTGTATTAGTCGGTGTAACGGTATTAGTTGGTGTTACTGTAACGGTTGGTGTAACGGTATTCGTCGGGGTGCGTGTTGATGTTGGAGTATTCGTTGGGGTAACTGTCGGAGTAATAGTAACAGTATTAGTCGGTGTAACAGTATTAGTTGGAGTACGGGTTGATGTTGGGGTATTCGTTGGAGTAACTGTTACTGTAGGAGTAACTGTACTAGTGGGTGTTATGGTATTGGTTGGAGTTACAGTTGGAGTTATAGTTGGAGTTACCGTAACTCCCGGAGTTGGAGTATTCGTTGGGGTTCTTGTATTGGTTGGGGTTACTGACGGAGTAACGGTATTAGTTGGAGTATTTGTCGGCGTAATAGTTAAAGTTGGAGTTACAGTTGGTGTTCTTGTATTAGTTGGAGTTACCGTATTCGTTGGAGTTACAGTAGGACTTGCTTGAGCAGTTTTTGTAGGAGTTGCTGTATTCGTTGGCGTCGGAGTGGTTGATAATGTTGGGGTTGGAGTTGGGGTTACAGAAATATCATTTGCACAACTTTCTGTATCTGTGAAAATCATTATATTGGCAAATCCCTGTGTAGGGCTATTGAAAATAATTTCTATGTTATTTTCATCTAATATAGAAATTTCAGGAATAATTAATTCATTATTCACGAATACATTGACATTGACATTGATTGAATTTTTATTATGACCAATGGACCAAACTTCTAAAGGTGTGGCTTGGACATATTGAAAAGCACATGCTATTAAAGGATTTTCATCCTTTAATATAAGCTTTCCAGTTTTAAAATCCCTATATAATACCTTGTAAGTCATTAATTATAACCTTGTTTTATTTATTAACAATCGTCAGTATGTTCAAATGTTACTGCATCTTGAGAATTTGCCGAAGCGGATAAATTGTCTGTAACTGTACATTTATAAGTTCCGGCGGCAGTAGAGGCTCCAGCCGTTCTTTCAACAGTAATAGTTGCGCTTCCATTACCGGAAACTATACTTCCCGCCCCACTAACTTTGGTCCACGAATATGAATATGGAGGCGTTCCGCCGCTTGGAGTGGCCGTGAAAGTAGTGCTTGAGGTGCATGAAAAACCACAGGCGGCGTTACAACTTGCAAATCCTGCATCATTATTAACTACAGAAACTGATAATGGAACAGCCGATGGTGTTACAGTACGAGTCGGGGTATTCGTCGGAGTTACCGTATTAGTCGGAGTAACCGTATTCGTAGGTGTTACCGTATTCGTCGGAGTATTCGTTGGTGTGACGGTATATGTCGGAGTGACCGTATTAGTTGGGGTAACCGTATTCGTCGGTGTATTAGTCGGGGTTACCGTTGGGGTTACGGTAGAGGTAACGGTATTCGTCGGAGTATTCGTTGGAGTATTAGTCGGAGTTACAGTAGAAGTTGCCGTATTAGTCGGAGTTACAGTATTAGTCGGAGTTTTTGTAGGCGTATTCGTTGGAGTTACAGTATTCGTCGGGGTCGTAGTAGGGGTGTAAGTCGGTGTGACTGTGCTTGTTGGTGTTACGGTCGGTGTAACTGTCGGTGTGACCGTATTCGTCGGGGTATTCGTCGGGGTTACAGTCGGTGTTACTGTAGTTGTCGGTGTAACTGATGCTGTTGGAGTAAATGTTGGAGTAACTGTGAATGTTGGTGTAACTGTATTAGTAGGTGTTATTGTGTTTGTTGGAGTAGTCGTAGGAGTATTAGTTGGCGTTACAGTATTAGTTGGTGTTACCGTATTAGTTGGTGTTACCGTATTAGTTGGTGTATTAGTTGGGGTTACAGAAGCAGTAGGGGTAAAGGTCGGCGTTACCGTATTAGTTGGTGTTACCGTATTAGTTGGTGTATTAGTTGGGGTTACAGAAGCCGTAGGGGTAAAGGTCGGCGTTACCGTATTAGTTGGAGTAACCGTATTCGTTGGGGTTACAGTCGGAGTATTAGTTGGAGTAACCGTATTCGTTGGGGTTACAGTCGGAGTATTAGTTGGTGTAACTGTATTAGTCGGAGTCGTTGTAGGTGTATTTGTTGGAGTGTTCGTCGGAGTTATTGTCACAGTTGGAGTATTAGTTGGTGTTATCGTATTAGTAGGTGTAACGGTATTCGTCGGAGTATTAGTAGGTGTAACGGTATTCGTCGGAGTATTCGTCGGGGTTACCGTATTCGTAGGGGTTACCGTATTCGTAGGTGTGACGGTATTTGTTGGTGTAACGGTATTCGTCGGGGTTGTAGTAGGGGTATTCGTTGGGGTAACCGTATTCGTCGGGGTTCTCGTAGTTGTCGGAGTAACAGTATTCGTAGGAGTTGCAGTATTCGTTGCCGTTGGAGTATTAGTCGGAGTTTCTGTTGGTGTTACAGTAGGTGTTGGTGTTACAGTAGGTGTTACTGTATTCGTCGGTGTTACTGTATTCGTTGGCGTTGGTGTACTTGTGTTTGTAGGAGTTACAGTTGGAGTTATAGTTGGGGTAACCGTGTTAGTTGGAGTTACTGTTTTTGTTGGTGTTACTGTAGCGGTCGGCGTTACTGTATTAGTAGGAGTTACTGTAGCAGTTGCTGTTCTAGTTGGAGTATTTGTAGCTGTAGGAGTATTAGTAGGTGTAGCCGTATTCGTTGGTGTCGGAGTTGGTGTAGCGCCACTAGTAGGAGTTGTAGATGGCGTTACGGTATTCGTAGGAGTTACTGTAGCAGTTGCCGTTCTAGTTGGAGTATTCGTAGGAGTTACTGTATTCGTTGGGGTTACAGTAGGTGTATTCGTAGGAGTTACTGTGCTGGTAGGCGTAACCGTAGGAGAAGCCGTCTTTGTTGGAGTACGAGTAAAGGTCGGCGTTACCGTATTAGTTGGTGTTACCGTATTAGTTGGTGTATTGCTTATTGTAGGAGTATTGCTCGGAGTAACAGTTATAGTTGGTGTTGGCGTAACCGTAGGAGAAGCGGTAACTAATGGAACCTCCACGGGAGCATCTATGAAAAAGAATATAGATGCTACGCCTTTAATTTCTGAAGAAAATTCAACAGAAATTGAACTGCCACTTAAGAAAGTTACAGATTGTGGTACTATTTTAGAATAAGTATCGTCTGCTTCTTTCTGGAAAAATGTTATTACTAAATTGGTAGTATTGAATGGGTGTTTTACATTCCAAGTTTTGGCAGCAACATTCTGTTCAAACAAATATCCAGAGAACGGGCGTTCTATACCGTCATTGTCCAGTACCAATTCGCCGGTTTCTTTGTTTATTATCAATCGTTGGAGGTCTGAGAAATTGTTTGACATTTGACCTTCCGATTAAGCGATTATCATAAGTTCTTTGATATCTAAGAATATGGTATTAGTATCAACGACAAATCCTATTCTCTGCATGGATTTTCTAGTAGGAACTGTAGTGGTAACTTCTCCGCTTTTACCCACCCATACTGGTGTGTTTGGGTCTACTGAGAAATTCCAATTTGGATTGGTTATGAATCCAGATGATGCAAACTTTTTAATTTGTCCTTTTGTGATAGCTTCAGTAGCCAATCCTACACACGGATAATCCGAATCTTCACTTGAGGCTAATCCTATTTGCTTTATACCTTTCCACGATACACAATAAAATTTAGGAATTGGCTCAACAGCTTTACCATCAACTTGTACAGATTCCATTTTGAAAGGGTTTGTAGCATTGTTTTGAGTGTTTAAAATAGTCTCCGTCGTAACCAAAGCTTTTGGCCCTATCGAAGATTTTCTATAGATTGGGAATCCTAAATCATCGAACAGAATAAATCCTGAATTATTGTTACTGTTCAATCCTGTTTGCGACCCTACATTATATTCATTCAAGATTCCACCAAATAACAATTCACCGAGGAATACTCTTAGTTTTATATCCCACGACACACCGCTGTAAACTTTCATGGCATTTACTGATGTATCAAAAAAATGAGTATCTGGCAATGGAGCGCCCGGAAGTGTATGTCCATAACTTGGTTGAATTTGAGTATAACCGAAAGTTCGAGCGCCAGTCTCTATATTAATGTCCACATAAAAGTAATAATTATTCGTATTGACGAAAGAACCGGCCCAAGCCGCATATATGGTTTCATTCTCTGACAAGAGATAATTATTGTCGCCGTGAGCAAAGGTTATAATTAAATTTTCTGGGAAAACTAGTAAGTCAACTTGGTCGCCAACAACATCCAACATGGCTGAACCTGTAGGCTTTTTTACTATACCTTGTCTGAAAGTTAAAAACATATTGCTAATCCTTAATTATTCTTATATTTAGGGTTTTGGACAGAAATATAAGTTATAAATTATTCGAAAAATATCAAAGAAGCTTTACCCGCTGTAGGCTCGGTAAAGGTGACCACTATGGTATTATTATCATTGATGACCAGACTTTCAGGGATTATTAGTTCAGAATCTTCATTTGTTATTTCACAAAGAAACTTGTTAGAATTCTTCATATGTTGTATCGTCCATATTTCTGTAGGAGTCTCAACATTAACTACTATGTTTGATATTCCACCTTGGAATGCCGATTCATCAAAAACCGCCATTTCACCAGTCGTTTCGTCTACATAAATTTTAGAATATTTTCCCATGATTTTCCATTCCCGAGTCTATGATATTTATGCTCTACAATATAATCTGATAAATACCACAATAGGACATTTAATATGGAAACGCTGAAAAAATTAACCGAAGAATTTAGAGTATTCGACTTAGAAACTGAAGAAGAAGTTGATTTACTTGATGTTCTCGATTCTTTAATGGACGATAATTCCGAGGAAAATTCCCCGGAAGGCGACTATTTTAAATACTATGATATGGACACAGCCGATTCCGGATTGCCTACAGATGATTTTCCACCACCGGAATCTTATGAAATGGACCAACCGGTTGGAGATGATTATAATTTTAATGATGAATTACCTTCTGATGATGCGCCTGAATATGGTGAACCGGAAGATGACGAAGCTTTGGATATAGAAGACAAATCCGAAGAAGCGAAATTAGCCAATCAA